AGCGTTCCCCTTTCAGCGTTTTTATGGCTCTATTGTAGCATTTCCGCCGCCGGTTGGCAAGATGGCTGTGCAGCGCAAGGCAAAAAGAAAAGACCCGAACCGTTCAAGGTTCAGGTCTTGTGGAGCGGGTAATGGGAATCGAACAACTGTTGTTATTCCGCTCCATGATAAAAACCATCCGTTTTGGACGAAAGTGCATCAAAAAATCGTTATTCTCTTGCCCTTGCATGGTAGGGCTTTTTGCTATCTAAAAAAATTTGTGGGGCCAAAAGTGGGGCCAAGATGGGGCCGATTATCCGTGTGCCTTTCTGATGGCCGCTGTGGTAGCCGCTGCCAGTTCTTCCCGCTGGCCCTGCATCTCGTGCTGGTACACTCCGAAAGTATCCATGTTCTTGCTGTGACCCACCAGCAGCTTCAACTGGCCCTCTGTGAGCTGCCCTGCCTCCATGCTGACGAAAGTATGCCGCAGTTCGTACAGGGTGATTCTTGGAGCTATACCGTTGTTGTCTTGATATTTTTCCCACCGGCGGGCAAGCGACCTCTGGCAAGGTATCTGGAACAGCGGCGTGTTATAGTTGAGCTGGACACCCTGTGCCTTTAGGAGCTGCACCTGCGCTTCATAGGCTTCCCGCGCTTGCTGGCACATATCGAAAGAACGGATGCTGTTCTCGTTCTTGCCGGTCGTTTCCTCGTCCTCGTTATTGATACTGCGCCGGAGGTTGACCGTGTTGCCCTTGATGTCGCCGTACCAGAGGCCGACCAGCTCACCGGGACGGACACCGGTAGACACTGAAAATCGGTATGCGTAGATATAATCATCAAGGATGCGCTTCTTGTGCCAAAGGCGCGTGTCCACTGAGAAGAGGATGCGCAGGGCCGCAGGCTGGAGAATTTTCTTCTTGCCCATTCTCGCGCCCTTGGGAATGGTCAGTTCAGGGTTCAGGGTGGTGTACTTGTTCCGACGGCACCAGCGCAGAAAACTGTTGGAAATGGAGCGGATAGTCATGAGGGTTTTCTTGCTGAGTGGCTTCCCGCTGGTTTTCATTATTTTCCGTTTGGCAAGACATCGCTTCTTGAACGACATATCAATAGCCTTTTGGAGATCACCCTCGGTCAGCTCTTCGATTCTGAGGTTGCCCACCACCGGCAGGATATAGTAGTCGCCGTACTTCCTGACCTGATTTTTATAGGAGGTTCCGGCTGACAGAGCTACCTCCGCCACCCACTCGTCATAGAGGACAGAAACTTTCTTTCTGCCGTCCCGGATACTGTCGTCAAGCCATGCGTCCGCCTTTGCGTTTGCTTCACGCTGGCCGGTGCGGCCCGGAGTATTGCTATAAAAACATTTTTGAGTGCCGTTCTTTTGAACTTTAATGCGCCAGCGGCCCTCATCTTCTTTCCAAGTTGCTGTGCCCGTTCTCTTCTTCAATGAAAAACACCCCCTCTCACGTCCTTGTAATAATAGTAGGCCCGCCGGACATACTCTTCCGTGGTGTCCAGCTCTTCCGCTATCTCGCAAGCGTCCATTCCGGCTTCCAGCATGGCCATCAGCTTGTCCTCTGGGATGAAGTGCCGGATATACCACCGGTCGGCTCTGGCCTCGTGGCGCTCCTTGATGTCAAATGGCGTCAGCTTGGTGTAGAAGCCACCGTAAAGACAGTGCCCCAGCTCATGCCCAAGCCGCGCAGCTTCCTCGGCCCTCGTGAAGCGCCGGGTGCTGTCCATGCCGATGCAGCAGCGTCCGTCTATTTCTTCGCTCAGGCTGCCAGTGAGCGGCAGCGGGAAGTTATAGACCTCCACGCCGTTTTCTTCTGCAATACTATATAATTCATTTACTCTGTCCATTCGCATCTCGCTCCCTTACGAAACGAGCGAAGGACTTGACCTCTTCAAATTGAGCGTCGGTCACGTCCCCGCCCCCAAAGAGTGCAAATTTCAAATCTTCATCTGTGACCCCGTGGCTTTCAGCTGCGGGGCCTTTTTCTTTTTCCGGCTGCACAACCTGAGCGCTGGGCGCTGTCGGGTCGTCGGTTTCGCCAAATAGATATGCGCTAGTCGTTCCTAGCTGTTCGGCACAAAAATTCACGAATGCTCTTGGAGGTTCGGTTCCACGCTTTTCAAACATTCTAATGTAGTTGTCCGCGTGGCCAGTTTCTAAGCAGAGATCTTTTCTCGTCAGATGCTTTTTGTTAATCAAGTCATCCAAACGGTCGTATCTGAAACTGCTTTTTGCGGGAGAAGGGTCATCAGTCTCTCCGTTCAGGTATGCAACGCTTGTGTTCAGCTCTTTTGCCCAAATCTCAAGAATTTCCGGCTTCACGTTCTTTGTTCTACGCAGATTGCTTCCAGCTTTGTCCGGCATGCCGACCATCTTATATAGGTGAGCCTGTGTTTTGCCTGACTTTTGGCAAAGGGCATAGAATCTATCAAACTGGAATGAGCCATAGTCAACATCGAGCGGTGACGTTGTCAGGCCATCGTCTATATCATCCACGAGACCATTTATGTACTCAACAGATGTACCAAGGATTTCTGCGATAGCAGGTAGATATTTCGATGGAACATTAGCATTTCTGCCAGAAATCTCTGAAAGATAGCCATTGCTCTTTCCAATCTGCTGACTGATAAAGTTTAGCTTTAGGCCCCTCATCTTTGCAATTTCTCGAATTTTCACGATATTCCCTGCATTTTGGATGGGGTTTCCACCTGTTGTCTGGCCCATGAAGTACACCTCCGAAAGATAAAAAACAGAAAAGCAAGAAAAAAGTTTAGAAATAGTATTTACAATCCTGTGATAAAGTAGTATAATCAAAACAGAAAAAATAGTTGCTTCCTACAAAGATAGTACCACCAAAGAAGTAATAAATCAATAACAAAGAGGTAAAAAACATGAAGTACATCGACATCAACGCAAAGTTCACCGCAGCTGTCAACAACTATCTGGCACAGGGCTACATCATCAACACCGCTTCGATGTCCGGCAGTCAGGGCGAGGTCGCTCACATCGACCTGACCAACGGCAAGCAGATTGTCCGCGTCCTGCTGGACAGCTTCACCGAGTGGGAAGATTACAACAATCTGAAAGGCCTGAAGCTCGTGGTCGGCATCGCCACCGACAACGTCAAGCCGAACGACAACCAGCGCCGCGATATCATCTGGAACAACCGTTTGGAAGTCATCTCCTGCGAGAAGTTCTACGAGGTGAGCAGCAACTGCGACGATTCCGTGTTCTATGGAACGCGAGAGGAGGCCACCGCAGCCAACAAAAAGCGCTTTGAGCGCTACTGCTGCCGCGATTGCCGCATCAAGAAGCACCTTCCCGAAAAAGCATCTCCGCTGGTCAAGGAATACGTTCGCCGGAAGTTCGGTCTGAAGCGTGTCGTGGTGAGCAACATCCAGATCACTAAGCAGAACAGTGTATACACCGTCACCTACAACCAGCACAGTGCCCAGCTGCACTAATTCAAGGGAGGATAAGAACATGATGGTCGAGTTCAAGCAAGCCTATCTGGAAGCCGAGTACAAGGAAGAGGGCTATGCCCACATCATCGCCAACGGCTATATCTGCCGCTGGCCCTGCAACGAGACGTTTGCAACGGCTCTCGCCTGCGGCGAGGTAGAGTTTTTCATCCCCGGCGGGCTGTGGGAGCCGATCCCGGCGCAGGAGTTTGAGGAGCCTATGCACGAGGAGTATCTGGCGCAGGTCAAGTTCGCCTTTGCTCCTACCCGCTGGGCGAACGCAATCTGGCACACGTCCGACACTGCCAGACGGTGCGCAAAGACGATGGCCGAGGCGCAAGATGCAATCCAGACCTTGGAGAACCGCTATCCGAACGACCCGCAGCAGCAGGTCATCGAGAGCCGCATCCGCGTCCGGCTGGTCACAGATTGGGAGGAAGTCGAGGGCTGAAATGCAACCCGCCTGACGATGGCTGCTTGGCAGCAGCCGAAACCACCCGGCAGCCATCCGGGGAGGTCGCGGGAACCACCGCAACCAATCAATAATCGGAGGTATGAAAAATGTCTGCAAATGTTGAAACGATGTTCTATGTCCGGGAGAAGCCTTGGCACGGTCTGGGAACCATGGTGCAGGAAGCACCCACCAGCGCGGAGGCGCTGAAGCTGGCCGGTCTGGACTGGACGGTCGAGGCCCGCGATATGTGGCTGAACGGCGGCTATGAGCCGATTCCCGGCTACAAGGCAAACGTCCGCAGCTCGGACAACAAGGTTCTGGGCGTGGTCAGCAACAAGTACCGTATCGTCCAGAACGCAGAGGCTTTCGCGTTCACGGATGCGCTGATCGGCGGCGATGTCCACTATGAGACCGCTGGCAGCTTGCTGGACGGTAAGAAGATTTGGCTGCTGGCAAAGCTGCCAGATTCCGAAATCTGCGGGGACAAGACCGAAACCTATATGTGCTTCTCCAACACGCATGACGGCTCCGGCGCCGTCCGCGTCTGCATGACCCCGGTTCGCGTGGTCTGCAACAACACACTGAACCTTGCGCTGGATACCGCGCAGCGAGCATGGAGCGTCCGTCATGTGGGCGATATCAACACTAAGCTGGTAGAGGCCCGGCAGTGCTTAGACATGGCCAATAAGTACATGGATGAACTTGCAACCCGCGCCGACCAGATGGCAAACACCACGGTCAGCGATGCCCGGCTGCGGGAGGTTCTGGACAGCCTGTTCCCCGAAGCGGACGATATGACTGACCGCCAGAAGCGCCATGTGCAGGACATGAAGGACGGTTACATGGTCTGCATGATGGCTCCTGACCTCGTGAAATTCCGCAATACCGCATGGGGCGCGGTGAATGCAATGAGCGATTTCGTCACCCATAGCGCACCGCACCGCAACACGAAGGACTATCAGGCGAACAACTGGAACAACGTGATGAACGGCCACTTCCTGATGGATGCCATGGCAAAGGCCGTTGCTCGGTAGGTAAGAAATGGAGGACTAAGCCATGTTCGACATCAACGACAAGACCCGATTGGAGGCAGCCTACATTTTTTTGCACACAATGAGCGCCGCGCCGGTTCCGGCAGAGAATAAGGCCAGCCGGGACGTTCTGGTTGCTACCGTTAAGCGCGAAATCCGGGAGTTTAACCGCCGTCCAGCATCGGATAGCTGCATCGTGGAAGAGCGCGGCTGTGACGGTTATATCGAGCTAGTGCAGCTCCCTGCAAAACTGGACGACGTACACAAGGCCGATGCAGCCGACTGGTTCCGGGCGAACCGCTACTTAGAGTTCTTCCCGACGCCCTACGACTGCTCCGGCCAGAAGTTCACGAACTGGTTTAAGCTATTTCGCCGTCGCGGCCACTGGTTCGCTTATCATTCGGTGGGCATCGACGTTTGAGGAGGTGACAGACAATGAGGAAACGTATCATCCCGGCAACACACCCGGTGGGCAGCTACCGCAACATTCCGTATTTTGCGCTGAGGGGTGTTTTCCGTCAGCACGGATATTGCGACCAAGAGGTTGCTGAGGCGTTGGGCATGAGACCGCCCACGCTTTCCCGGAAGATGGGCGGTCATGCAGAATGGAGCAGCAGCGAAATCGAAGCCATCTGCGAGCTGTTGGAAATTCCGCAGAGAGACGTCGGGAAGTTTTTCTTCCCGCAGATGCAGAAAGGAGCTTGAACAATGGAATACGAAATCAACGAGGAAATGGCCCGCAAGGCGCATGAAATGCGCTCGTTCCGGGACTACATTCCGGGCAAGGCCACGGCGGACTATCAGAAGCAGGTTGCAAGGGCGCAGGAGGTTGCAGAACAGGCGAAGGCCCGCTGCAAGACCACCGCACAGCGCAACCGGGTGGATGGGATGCTCGATAAGTACGAGCGGACGCTTGCCTTTGCCATCAACCGGGAGAACGAGGTCGGGACGTGGTGTGAAAGCATTATGATCTCCGGCGGCTCGAACTTCCCTGTCAAGAAGAAGCAGCGGCAGGTTGCCGCTCTGGAGGCCAACCGGGAGAACTTCAACGAGGCCGCCGACTTGCTGGAGCGCATCCGCAGCTATGCGCACGGCGCACCGGTCACAAGCCGTGACCCTGAAGCGCTTGCAGCTCTGAACAAGAAGCTGGAAGATGAAAAGCAGAAGCACGACCACATGATTGCCGTCAACAAGTATTTCCGCCAGTTCGGTACGGTGGAGGGCTGCGAGGGTGTCGGGCCTTGCGAACGGGCCATGATTGAGGGCCGGATGAAGCAGTGGGGCGACCGTGCGCCGTTCCTGTCGTGGCAGCTGAGCAACTCGATGGCCCGCATCCATCGGCTTGAGGGCCGCATCAAAGAGGTCAAAGCCGCAGCAGAAGCCAAGGCGGAGCCGGTGGAGGTCGTGGAGCTGCCCGGCGTTACCTACCACGAAAACAGCGCTCAGATGCGGGTGCAGCTCATTTTTGACGGCAAGCCTGAGCCGGATATCCGGGCCATCTTGAAGAGCCATGCTTTCCGCTGGTCGCCCTCTCAGGGCGCATGGCAGCGCATCCTCAACGAAAACGGCAAGCGGGCAGCCCACGCAGCGCTGGAAGAAATCAAAATCCTTCAGGGAGGACAAAACGATGAATGACAAAGAACGTCAGAGCGCAGCTGACATGAAGGAGGCCCGCGCAAAGCTCCTTGAATGCTTCCCCGGCAGCTTTATCAACGACCGGGAGGAATTTATTGCCCACCCGCGCACGAACCAGTATTTCATTCTGCGGGACTGCAAAACAGTTGAAGCGGTCGAGGCAAAGGTATTGGAATACCTTTCGCGACCTGCGTTCAAAACGCAGCCGTATTCGCAGGAGTGGCGGAACCGGAGGTTCCACGAGTTTATGCTGGCCGGGGTCAATGCTTTTCTGGACACAGACTTTTCCGAAGAAGATATGGAGCTGATTTACACCTATATGGGCAGCGGCATCAAGCGCGGCCTGACGCTGGCCTTTATCGACCACGACATGAGCATGAAGTGGCTCAAAAATTGGATTTCCGAAAACTGAAAGGAGTGTTTACCATGAACGGAATGGTTTATCGCGGTGAAATCTATTATGTGCTGCCGGAGGGCAACGAGGTCGGCTGCGAGCAGCGCAGCGGGCGGCCCGGTATCGTCGTCAGCAACAACCTGAACAACAAGAACGCCGCCACGGTCGAGGTGGTCTACTTGACCACCAAAGAGAAGAAGCCGCTGATTACGCACGTCTTTGTTGACGGCGCACAGCGCCCCTCTACCGCAATCTGTGAGCAGATCACCACCGTGGACAAGACCCGCCTGAACGATTATTACGGCAAGCTGACGCAGGGCGAAATGGAGGCGGTGGAAGTCGCCATAATGGCCAGCCTCGGCCTCGACAACTACTTGTCCAAGCCTCAGCCCGCGCCGGTCATGGCTGCTGCACCCGCTCCCGCTGCTGTCCCGGCGGCACCTGCAAAGCCCTCTGAGGGGGGGCATTCGCACGAGAATGCCGAATTTATCAAGGTCTGTGCGCAGCGTGACACCTACAAGGAGCTGTGCATGGAACTGATTTCCAGAAAGTGAGGAATGAGGATGGCAAATTTTGATTTGAAGCCCTGTCCGTTCTGCGGCGGCACGGCGCACATTCGGGCCTTTGGCGGCAAGTACCGCGTTTCCTGCTCCGGCTGCGGGGCTACCGGCGGCGCTGTCTGGGTCAAACAGTGGCACAATACGAAGTTCATTGCGCAGGGTCAGGCCGCGAAGCTCTGGAACGAGCGAGCCGTGAACGGCGCGGGCATGGCAACCTTGCAGGATCGCGATGCTGTTCTGGAAGCATTGTGGAAGCAGCTTGATGATGTTCCAATGAACCCCGAAACGGAAGAGTTGGAAGCTGCCTTTCTGCATTTTCCGGCTGGCACAAACCGGCTGGAGATCTGGCACTGGTTCGATGATCGTTACAGCAAAGGCGTTTCTTTCCTGCTGTATGGCATTCAGGCTGACAGCCGCCGGTGCGAAATCGTCTGGGACATCCAGAAGCAGAACGACATCGAGGACGTGCAGTCGTACATTGACCAGCTCACCGATGATGAAATCCGGCAGGAGTACCGGATGGAGCGCGAAGCCTTTTGCAAACTGGTCCCGACTGCTGCGGCCAAGATGCGGAAGCTCATTGACGACGATGATTCGTGGACGTTCCTCCGGGACACGGCCATCAAAGAAACTGCTGAAGAATACTTGAAAGGAAGCGTAAAAGAATGAAAAATCGAATTTCCTGTTTTGCTGTCGCGGCTCTGCTGCTGACCCTGACGACGCTCTGGGCTACAGCCTGTGGTTCCACCTCTGCTGAGGCTGGAACTGCTGACCACCCCTGTTACCACGTCACCGTCTATTCTCCTGCCATTGAAGATGGAACATACGCAGCCCGGCGATATCCGAAGTATACCATCACCGTGGATGACTTCGGCGAGCTGCTACCTGACCAGCTATCTGCTGAGCGTGATTATCAGCTGCTCTGCATCCCTCTGGAAGATGGACGCTTTGAGCTGGTGTCCACCTCTCTGGTGGAAATCGAGTATTACTGAGAGGAGGCGCGAGCATGAAAGCTGTGTTGTTGAGCATTAGGCCCGAATGGTGCGATAAAATTCTTAACGGCAAAAAGACAGTTGAGTTGCGCAAATCCTGCCCAGCGCATGGAACGTCGTTCAAGGTGTATATCTATTGCACGAAGGCAAAGTCTAAAATCGGGTATCTGCGCATAGTTCCCGGTAAAGGGTGGTTGCGACTGGACAGTACGGTTATTGGTGAGTTTACTTGCAAGAAAATTACTGGCCTAACCCATGTTGGAGAAACAGGAAACTGGGAACCGGCAAGCCTGCACGTTATGGCACCCGGCTCATACTACAAACCCGCCGACGAGCTTCTCAAAGCGGCTTGCATGAGCAAGGAAGCCGCCGAAAAATATCTCAAAGGCCGTGACGGCTGCGCTTGGCACATCTCCGATCTGAAGATTTACGATAAGCCCAAAGAACTTGACGAGTTCTCGCGTTTTGGCTTTTGCGGCATGAATGGAACTGGCGTTTGCGGGAATGAGGGTTGCAAGTATTATGAGCCATCCAGCAACTACATGGAGCCGCCGACCTGCAAAATCGACGGATGTTCCATTTGCCGCCCGCCTCAAAGCTGGTGCTATGTGGAGGAACTGAAAGATGTCTGATTCTATCGGAGAGAAAATTCGTGCAGCACGAAAAGACGCTCACCTCACACAGATTCAGCTTGCCCAAAGAATGGGCGTGACCAAGCAGACGGTGAGCCTGTACGAGAATGGCGGGGTCAACCCGACGGCCAAGATGCTGGCTAAGTTCGCAACTGGACTGAAAGTTCCTGTTGGTCTCTTAGCTGGTGACGAAGAGGGTCAGCTTGCTGGACAGTGGGTCAGCATCAAGACACGGCTTCCCGAATCTGACAAGGAAGATGAAATATTCGTGCCATGCCTTGTGAATGTCATAACGTGGGATTTGGAGTGCTCACCATTTTATCCAGATGAAAGCTATGGGGAGTACGTTTCACCTGCTATGTATGATACAGAGCAGAAAATTTTCTCCGTTGGCTGGGATGGCGGCGTAACGACAATGAACGCTCTGCTCGACCCAGAAAACACAGACGGGAGGTCTGGTAGCCGCGTCACACACTGGATGGAGCTTCCGGTGGCCTTTGGATTCTGGGAGGCACCGCGATAAAGTTCCGGAGGATTTCGGGCAGCAAACCCTGTTTTGATATGCGAAACCGGTGCGACCGGTATTTTTTTGGCGTTTCTTTAGAAAAATCCAGAAATAGTACAGAAAAAATACAGAAAAGGTATTTACAAATCTGCAATAAAGTAGTATCATAAAAGCAGAAAAACAGCACACCCACAAAACAGGAGGAACAGAAAATGAAGAAGTCCTACATCGTCGCAATCGACTACCGCGCAACCTACAAGCCCATGACCACCGATTACAAGGTTCTGGAAGCTGACAACCTGCTGGACGCAATGAGCGAGGCAGAGAGTTATCTTGACACCGAGAAGGTTTACCTGCTGAACATCATGCAGGCAGACAAGGTAGGCCACAAGGTCAAGGGGCTGCCCGGCATCAGGGAGAACACCTACATCGATCAGATCACCAATCGCGGCAATGGCTGGCACCGCACAGATGCCGCCCACAGCGAAACCGCTTGGAGCCATACCATGTGGGTGGACGAAAGCAAGAACGCCCAGCACATCGACAGCAACGAAGTTGCTTGAAACCCGCCTGATGATGGCCCGGCGGCGCGGGCCGAAACCATTTTGTTGATACCAACAAGATGGTCGCGGGAGCCTACCGCAGGAAGGAGGCACAGAATGTGTCTGAATATTACAGCACCAAACAGGCAGCGGAAGCGCTCGGCGTATGTACTGCAAGAGTCCTTCAGATGAGGCGAGAAGGCAAGCTGACCGCCTACTCGCACGGCGAAAAGGGCAGCAAGAGCAAGTTCTTTTTCCGCGTTGAAGATGTGGAGTTTTACAAGCTCCACAAGAACGATGCCAAGCCGCTGCCCCCGCTGCGTCCGGTCGGCGCAGAGAAGGACAGCACGTAAGATATCAAGATGGGAGGACATGAAAGATGCGTAAGGTTGTGAAATTGGCGACTGCCGCGCTGGCGCTGGTCGGTGCATGGAAGGTCGCGAGCTGGATGTGCGAAGGAACTGCGTGGCTGCTGGTCAACCGCGGATCCTGGGAGCCGGAGGCGGCTGCAAAGTCGGCACCGTGGATTCTGCTCGCACTGGCAAGCGGGCTGGCGATGTCTCTGTACGGAATGTACGAGGATTGCCAGAGGTACAAGCGCAGCAGCCCTTATGGCCAAGTTCAGCACAGCGAGAGCCAGAACGGCAACAACCGAAAGGCGGGCTGACCGGTGAACCCGATGTATGATCTCGCACTTGACGGTTACGGCCCGCCGCTGGAGCCGCCCGACGACTATTATTTTCTGCCGCGTGACGCGGAGCAGGAGGACGAGAACGACAATGACGAATGAACTCACGGTCCGGGCGCAGAACCCGGTAATTCCGGCCATGAGCTGGAACAAAGACGAGGTGCAGCAGAACCTCGACGAGATGCTTGCAGCCTACACAGGCCGCGTCTACACCCCGGAGAGCATCAAAGGAGCAAAGGACGACCGGGCCAAAATCAACAACTGGGACAAGCAACTGGGCGCAGCGGTAACGGCTGCAAGGAAGCTCTATCTGAAGCCGCTGGAAGATTTTCAGGCCGACATTAAGGTGATGCGAGAGCAGTGCAAAAAGGTCTCCGGTGCAATCGACGAGCAGGTCAAGGCCGTCGAACAGGCCGAAAAAGATGAAAAGGCGTCCACGCTGAAGCTGGTCTACCGGGACTGCATTGGCGAGCTGGAACCCCTCATTCCTTTTGACCGGTTGCTGGACACCCGCTGGCTGAACAAGACCTTTGACCTCGCTGAAGCGAAAAAGACGCTGTGCAAGGCCATTGAGGGCGTTCGCAGCGATCTCGACTTTATCCGCGAGAACTGCGGAGAGGATGTCGAACCCTGCACCACCGAATACCTGCGCAACCTGAGCGTGAACGAGGCTGTCCGCGAACATACCCGCCGCGAGAAGTCCCGCGCAGCACAGAGAGAAGCAGAGGTCGCCAGAGAAGCGGCAGAGCGGGCGCGGATGTCGGCCCCGGTAATCGTTCCACCGACGGCTGAAGAACGCGAGATGCGGGCGCAAGCCGCCGCAGCAACGCAAGCTGCCGCGTTTATTACGCCGGATGGCCGGTTGGATATCGAGGCGATGCAGACGATGGCTGCCGCGCAGCCCAGCGCACCGGCCCGCAAGAAGTATTATTTCTGGGTCGAGTTCAGCCCGGAAGACATCAAATGGTTCCGCCAGGCTGCCAAGGAACGGGGGTTCCGCTTCGGCAGTATTGAATAATTTACATCATCAGGAGGTCAATTATGGGATTCACTTCACGCGCTGGTGCAGCAGCACCTACCAATACCCCTACCACGCAGGGCCGTTCTTTCACCGCTCAGGTTCAGCAGCAGAACACGGCCATGCAGCCCGCCGTAGAATCGGCCCCGGTCGAGATCGACAGCATGGACGGCCAGCACCTTATCGTTAGCTTTGACGATGTGAAGAACTTTATCTGCAAGGATGCAACGCAAACTGAATGCCGCATCTTCCTCGAAACCTGCCGTCAGTACCGCCTCAACCCCTTTACCCGCGAGGCGTACCTTATCCACTACGACAACAAGAACAGCGATTCGTCCTCCACCATCGTGCTGGGCAAGACCTGTTACCTGAAGATGGCCGAAAACCATCCTCAGTATGACGGCTTTGAGGCTGGCGTTATCGTGTTCATCAAAGACGTTGGCGAGCTGGTACACCGTGAAGGCTCCATTGTCTATCAGGACGAGGATCTGCTGGGCGGTTGGGCCAAAGTCTACCGCAAAGACCGCAGCCGTCCCAGCTATGAGGAAGTCAAACTCTCCGAGTACGACACCGGCAAGTCTCTCTGGAGTGGCAAAAAGGCAACTATGATTCGCAAGGTGGCGCTTGTCCACGCTCTGCGCGAGGCGTTCCCCTCCACCTTTGGCGGTCTGTACGACGTCAGTGAGGTCAACGCAGATGTGGAGGCTGATTTCCGCGAGGTTGAGGACGGCGGCGAGCAGTCTGACGGCTCCATGCGCCGCCGCAAGCTCAACAAGATCCCCAAAGAGGAACCGGCCCCGCTGGCCGTTGAGGTCACCGAGAGCGACAAAGACCCGTTTGACGGCGGAGGCGATGGCGAATGATTATCCAGACCAAGACGGGAGCGCAGATTCTAGGAACACTGTCCCGCGAACCGGAGATCAAGGAAACTCGGTCGGGGAACCAGTTTTTGAGCCTAAGCGTCAAGGCAAGCAGCGTCAAAGACGAATCCGGCAAGTGGAACAGTCTCTTTGTTGAGTGCTGCATCTGGCGCAATCTGGAGCAATGGGACGGCCTTTTGCAGAAAGGCGACTCCATCATGGCCTTTGGCCGGGAGCTAAAGAGCCACGAATCCGGCGGCAAAACCTACTGGAATCTCGATGCTGACGGCATCTTCCCGGACGGTTCGGTAACTGCCCGGTGGATTCAAACTGCGATTGATATGATGCAAGCTCCTGCTATGCCCGCCTATGCTGGTCGCTATCGTCCGGACGACTTCGAGCCGGTGGACGGCGAAACACCCTTTGACCACGGCTCTGAGCCGCCGCAGAACGCTTCCGCGCCCACACCGGATAAACAACCGACCCCGGCGGCTGCACCCGATTACAACGGCGATGACCGCCCGATTTCGGACACGGACGACTTGCCGTTCTGATTCACCGTTGAGAGAAAGGAGGTGAGCAAATGGCAATTTTTCGTTGCGTTTCGCCGAACTTTTGGTCAGACCCGAAGGTGGACGATGACTTCACTCCGGAAGATAAATACTTCTATCTCTACCTTCTCACTAATCCGCATACCACTTTGAGCGGATGCTATGAGCTGGGCAAGCGGCAAGCGAGCAGAGAGCTTGGATACAACGAAGAGACTGTAGATCGCCTTATCCATCGGATGGAAACGGTTCACAACGTTATCCGCTATGACAAGGCAACGAAAGAGATATTGCTTCTTAACTGGCACAAATACAACTGGTCGAAATCACCCAAATGCCTGAAGGGCGTTGAGTATTCGCTGCAAAACATCAAGAGTGATGCGTTCAGAAAATACTGTGCAGATACCCTATCTATACAGTATCGGTACAGTATAGATACAACTGTATCTGTAACTGCTACTGTAACTGAACCTATTACTGAAACTGTTATCTATCCTAATAGAGATAGCTTGAATAGCAGCAAAGAGAAAGCCCCGGCAGCTGATGCAGACCTCGCCCAGATTATTCAGCGGTACGAGGAAGTTGCAGGCAGCTTTCCGCGTTCAGCGCTGGAAAAGCTGCAAAGCTGGCGGGAGCTGTACAGCACAGAAATAATCTTGCTGGCAATCGACCGGGCGGCGGAAGCAAATAAACGGTATTGGGCCTACATAAACGGCATCCTGTCCAACTGGCAGCGTGAAGGTGTTCGGACACTGGGCGATGTAGAGGCCAGCGATGAAAACCACAAGCGCCAGCAGACACGGTCCAGCAGCGCTACCGGTGGCAGAAAGCCCGCCGAGAGCGTGGACGACCAGCTGACCCGCGTTCTCGCAAATATGGACAGAAAGAGAGGTTTTGAAGGATGACCAAAGAAGAAGCCGCACAGCTGATTCGGATGAACTTCACGCTGTACAAGCTGGGCAGCAAGCCGCTGACGGACGAAGAAATGGAAACCACACTGGATGTCTGGACGTACCAGTTCCGGGATTATCCCGGAGATGTGGTCAAGCGGGCGTTTCTGGCCGCGAACCGCGTATGTGTTTATCCCATCACGGTGGCGGACATTTTCAGGCAGCTGTCCCAGAACATCGACCCGGACGCAGAGTGGGGCGCGCTGGCCGATGCAGCTCGCAAGGCGCAGAGGTTCCTCAGCTGGCGCAACTTCCCGATGGTGACCGGTATCGACGAGAAAGGTGGGCTGCTGCGGAGCGATGGCACAAAAGAGCTGAAAGCTCTGTTCGACAGCTTACCCCCGGCGGCGAAAACCTATGCTGGGAGCGTCGGCGGGCTGGAAGAGCTGGCCCGGACGTCTGACCTGACCTATCGCCGGGTCGAGTTCCTGAAGCAGTCGCGGGAGGACATCACGACCGCACCCCGGGAAGCCGCTCGTCTGCGCTGCGGCCCGGAACCGGCGAGACTGGAGGCTGCCAATGCCTAAGTTCAAGGTGTCCGTCGAGTGCCATACACCCGGCAGGGATGAAATCCACTGGCTGAAGCTGGAGGCCGACGACGAAGGCGATGCAGCGATTCAAGGCATCTACCACGCCCGCGACCGCTGGCCGGATGCTTGGACTATCACGGTCCGCAAAATCCGCAAGGTGGAGGTGACCCACTGCAATGGACGTTGAGCAGCTTTCGCTCTTCACCATGCTGGCCCCGGCGCTGCCCGCTGTGGCGGTCTGCTGCATGGACGGCAACCGGGCGGACGCTGCACCCGCCGAAAGCTGGATGAAGCATCTTGTGCAGGGCGGAGAGTATGTCGTTCAGGTCGCGGGCCATTCGCTGGTACTCAGACCGGCAGACGGCACGGCAGACGACGTTCCGGCGGGCCACCGGTATTATCACTACACCATAGGAGAACGCCTGTTCTCAGGCGTCTTTGTCGGGAGGGACAAGGAGTGACGATGAAATACAAAGTGATCTTTGCAGATCTCGGCTGGTACGAGGTCAAGGCAAGGAACAAAGCGGAGGCGGAGCGCATCGCGCTCAACGCCGCAAAGAACTTCCACCCGGAGCGGGAGAAGTTCGAGATTGAAAAAACGGAGGTGCTGCCGAATGAGTGAAAAAATGACCGGCCTTTTCAAGTGCCGCAACTGCGGACATATCTTCGAGGGAAAAGTGGATGTCACGCAAGCCGTGAGCTGGGCCATCAAGGATATTACCGAAACTCTGGGAGGAGATGGCATTACAAGCACACTCCACAGGTCGTTTCTCCCTGAGCGGTTTGTTCTCCACTGGTGCGAAAAGGACAAGGTTTGCATCTGTGACCTTATCGGCTGGAAGGTTGGAGAGGAGGCGCAGGACAATGGCAAATGATGTTCGCCCTGTTGACGCCAACGAGCTGTTGAAACAGGCTGTCTACTGCCGCGAAGAGAACGGCGCGAACGTGTACGCCGTGCCCATCAGCTGCATCTTCGCAGCACCCACGCTGAAGCCTGAAGAGGTAAACCACAAGGAGGCCGCCCATGAGTGACACCAAGAAGCCCATCCGGCTGGCCGACATTGGGCAGCTAGAGGAAGAACTGCGCCAAGACCTCGCCGAAGAAGAAGCCAAGGGTAAGGCCGCTGACATCTTGTATTGCGAGAGCATCAGTGACACGCTGAGCGACCTGAGCAACCTGCCGACCATCGACCCGGAGAGCTTGCGCGGCCATGCCAAGTGGGTAAAGGACAAAGAGCTGAAGTTTATCATCGTCGATGGCGAAAACGACAGCCACGAGGAACCGGCAATCTGCTGTACCAACTGCAAGGCCAAAATCTCGCAGAGCGATTTCGACGGCTGGGTCTGGAACTTCTGCCCGGTCTGCGGGTTCATCATGGAGGACGCAACGGAGGAAAAGAAAGATGGCTGAATACATCGAGCGCGGGCCGCTGCTGGAGGCGTTCAAGGCGAAGTGCTGCGAGGATTGCCCCGGCGGGTATGACCGCGCAAAGTGTCAGAGCTGGTGCGATGCAGCGGACGAGATCGCGCTGGTGGAAGATGCCCCGGAAGTCGTCCCGGACGCCCAGCGCTGGCGCAAGACCGCAGAAGAGCCGCCGACTGAGGCCGATGCAAATGAGGACGGAGACGTCCTGAGCATCAACAACAACCCCAGCGACGGCTTCATAACAAATTGGCCGTGGAACATGGTGGCGGCTTTCCCGGAAAACCTCCCGGTCTGGATGCCAACGCCAAAGAAGCCGCGCTAAAAAGAAACTATGGGAGATGAACACGCAAAATGACATACAAGGCATTTTTGGAGCGCAAAATCGACATTGCGCCCCTGTCCGGTATCGAAATAGACCCCGCCGAGGTCAGCCCGGTGCTGAAAGATCACCAGCGCGTGAGCGTCCTGTGGGCGCTGCGCGGAGGCCGTCGCGGTATCTTCGCCCGCTTCGGTCTGGGCAAGACCATCATGCAGCTGGAGTGGTGCAGGCTGCTCCAGAAGCACGAGGGCGGACAGACGCTGATTGTGATGCCGCTGAACGTCCTGCCGGAGTTCAAGGCCGACGCCGTGAACCTGCTGGGCATGGACGAGCCGCCCTATTGTCGCACGATGGCCGAGGTTGAGGCCAGCACGGCCCCCATCGTCCTGACCAACTACGAGCGCGTCAGAGACGGCGACATTGACCCGCATCATTTCACAGCGGTCAGTTTGGACGAGGCTGCCACCCTGCGCAGCTTCGGCAGCAAGACCTATCAGAGCTTCATGCAGAAGTTCAAGGGCGTCAAGTATAAGCTGACCAACACGGCCACGCCGTCCCCGAACAGGTACAAAGAGCTGATTCACTACGCTGGATTCCTTGAAATCATGGACACCGGCCAGAGTTTGACCCGGTTTTTCAAGAGGGACAGCACCAAGGCAAACAACCTGACCCTGTACCCGGGCCGCGAGCGGGAGTTCTGGATTTGGTGCGCCAGCTGGGGCCTTTTTCTCCAGAAGCCGTCCGACCTCGGCTTCTCAGACGATGGCTATGCGCTGCCGCCGCTAGATATCCGGTATCACAAGCTGAACAGCCTCGACCGGCCCGCAGAATTTGAAGCTGACGGCCAGATGAAACTCGGCCATGATGCCGCGATGGGCTTGCAGGATGCAGCCAAAGAGAAGCGAGACAGCATCGACATCCGCGCCGCTGAGGTGGCCCGCATCATCGCAGAGGCCCCGGCGGATGAACATTTCGTGGTCTGGCATGATTTGGAGGACGAGCGCAAGGCCCTGAAAAAAGCCGTCCCGGAGCTGGTGGACATCTACGGCAGCATGAACCTCGAAACCCGCGAGCAGCGCGTCATGGACTTCGCACAGGGCAAGACCCGCATCTTCGGCACGAAGAAAAGCCTGTCCGGCTCTGGCTGCAACTTCCAGCGCTATTGCCACAGGGCCATCTTTATGGGCATCGACTACGAGTTCAACGACTTCATTCAAGCCATTCACCGCATTTACCGCTTCCTCCAGAAGTCGCCGTGCGTGATCGACATTCTGTACATGGACACCGAAACGGAGGTACTTCTGGCCCTCCAGCGGAAGTGGAAACAGTACGATGAACTCAGCGAGCAGATGGAAGAAATCATCAAAGAATACGGCCTCGGCAGCCTTGCGCTGGAGGTCTTGAAAAGAACGATTGGATGTGAGCGTGTGGAAGTAAAAGGCAGCAACTACACCGCAATCAATAACGATTGCGTGGAAGAGGTCAAGAGCTGGCCGACGGACAGCATTGACCTCTATGTGACGAGTATTCCGTTTGGCAACCACTACGAGTACAGCCCGAGTTACAACGATTTCGGCCACAACCCCAACGATGACGAGTTTTTCCGGCAGATGGACTACTTGACCCCGGAGCTGTTGCGCACCCTCAAGCCGGGCCGCGTGGCAGCTATCCACGTCAAGGATAGGGTCGAGTTTGCCAACGTCACGGGGCTTGCAGCTCCTACTATCGAGCCTTTCCACGCGGATTGCATCGCCCATTTCCGGCGGCATGGGTTTGCCTATTTTGGTATGATTACCGTCGTCACGGACGTCGTGCGGGAGAATAACCAGACCTACAGATTGGGCTGGACGGAGCAGTGCAAGGACGGCACCAAGATGGGCGTCGGTTGCCCGGAGTACATCCTGCTGTTCCGCAAGCTGCCCACCGATTGCAGCCGTGGCTATGCAGATACCCCGGTCAAGAAGTCCAAAGAGGAATACACCCGCGCCCAGTGGCAGATTGACGCTCATGCGTTCTGGCGTTCCAGCGGCGACCGGCCTTTTACCCGGGAAGAGCTGGAAAAGATTCCGACCTCAAAGCTCCAGAACGTGTACCGGAAATTTAGTCGGGACACCGTTTATTCCTACGAGGAACACGTCAAACTCGCAGAAAGCCTCGACAAAGACGGTCGGCTGCCGTCCACGTTTATGGTCGTCGCCCCGGGAAGCTGGGACATGACCGTCTGGGATGACATCGTGCGGATGAAAACGCTCAACACCTCCCAGAGCCAGCGCCGCCAGAACCTCCACGTCTGCCCGCTGCAAATCGACATCGTGCAGCGCCTGATTGAGCGGTACAGCAATGAGGGCGAACTTGTTGCGGACCCCTTTGCAGGGCTTTTCACGGTGCCGTATGAGGCGGTGAAGATGAACCGTAAGGGAAAGGGCGTGGAGCTTAACCCCGATTATTTCAGGGACGGTGTGGGCTATTTGGAAGCCGCAGACGCCGAGCGCGATGCCCCCACCCTGTTTGACCTGCTGGAGAATGGAGCCTGAACATGAACAAAGACAACATGGGCCGGAACGCCGAACACTATGCGGACCCGACCCCGGCCGCAGCCATGCGCAACATCAACAAGGACGAGCGCCAGAAAGAGGCTGTCCGGCTGGACAGAATCGGGAGCCTCGTGCCGCTGCTGCGCCAGATGGCCGACATCGCAGGGTTCGAGATCATGGGCCGCATCCCGCTGCGGGACAAGGCCACAGGAAAGGAGTACCGGTAATGAGCAACACCGAAGAGGTTATTGCAACCTGCCGCGACACGATGCTGACCGCATTGGAAAAGATTGGCGGCCAGAGCCTTATCTGCTCGTGGACCCGCCGGGACGGCTCCGTTGTGAAGCTGTCGCTGGAAATCAGAACGAGCGACCAGACAACCATCGGGGACGCAATCCGCAGCATGGACGACGAGGAAATGGCGCGGCGGCTGGTTCCCAATGTGCTGGACGCTTTGGGCGAGGATGGCCCGCCGGATGAAGATGGCGTCCGGGACTGGCTGGAGCTGCCCGAAACCTATCTCAAATACTGACCGGAAAGGAGCGCCTGCAATGGCACAGCATTACAAGATTGACTGCGACAAGGTAGAGGACCGGAAAGCGCTGGTCGTTGTCCTGTCGATGAACGGCTACATCGTCCGCATGGGCAAGGAAAAGCGCAACGGCAAGGCCAGTTTGACCTACTTCGTGGAATATTGGAGGCCCGACGATGAATGAAGAAATGACCCTTGAACGTGCAGCCGAAATCCTTGACCCGATGCACCGGGAGGACTACAAGAGCATTGAGCCGGTGAACGAGGCTTGCAGGATGGGCCGGGATGCCCTGCTGCTGCACATTCCCCGCAGCCCTTACCCGGACGGCGACAAGAGTATTCTGGCTTGCCCTAACTGCGGCAGCGGTGAATACCTGCACAACATCGACACGGCCCGGAACGTGTTCTGCGGCCAGTGCGGACAGGCTATCAAGTGGGAGGACGACGATGAATAGACCTAGAACGGCGGCGAGCATTCGCCGCAGCTACATCGGCGCACGGAGCCGCGTAGAGGGCGCAGGTTTCGAGAACATCATCAACAGCGCTTGCGCGTATTACTGCTCCATTGGTCTGGCGGACGTTGAAAAGACCCCGGAACCGATGAAGCCGATTGGAAGCCCTGACCGTGCTGGCCGGTTTATCGCCTGTTACACCAAACAGGCCCAGCCGGACTACAAGGGCATTCTCAGGGGCGGTAAGGCCGTCAATTTCGAGGCGAAGCACACGGACAGCGACCGAATGACCGCCGACCGTGTGACGCCCGAACAGGCGGCCCGCTTGACCCGCACTGAAAGGCTCGGCGGTATCGCCTTTGTCCTCTGTTCTTTCAGCGGCAGGTATTTCTACCGCGTTCCGTGGGCCGTCTGGCGCGATATGAAGCGTCTGTTTGGCCGGAAGTACATCACCCCGGCAGATTTGGCCGAGTACCGCATCCGCGTTGCAGCGCCCGGAGTGCTGCTGTTTTTGGAAGGAGTTGAAACCAATGCGCCCGATTGATGAAATCAAGAAGAACCATCGCCTGATGATCGTGCGGGAGGGCTGGGACGGCTTCATGGCCTACCTCGTCCACCCACAGTATAAGCCGCAGACTGTGGGCATCGTTGCATCGTGGGGCGGCGGCTGGGAACACGTCAGCGTGAGCCTCCCGCGCCGCTGCCCGACGTGGGACGAGATGTGCCTTATCAAGGACATCTTCTGGGACGAGGAAGAATGTGTGGTGCAGTTCCACCCGCCACGCAGCCAGTACGTTGACACCCATCCGTACTGCCTCCACCTGTGGAAGAAAATCGGCGAGACCTACGAGACCCCGCCGAAAGAATTTGTTTGACGAAAGGAGCTACCACATGAGTAAAAGAGAAAACCGCCGCATCCGGCAGCTGGAACGCCGCGTGGCAGAGCTGGAAAAGAATATGCCCGCGCCTGACTGCCAGATTCGCGTTGACGCGGAGAACTTCGTGCCGGAAAAGCTGGCACAGGACATCGCGGAGGCTATTGGTAAGTCCACCGGAAAGAGCGTTCAGGTGCGGCCCGCAAAGACCTGCAAAACCCTCAGCGACGCGCTGCGGGAAATCAGCGACACGCTGCGGGAAATCTTTGGCGCAAAGTGACCGGCCCGCAGCCGGAGACAGAAAGATGGGTGTATATGGAGATTAGGGCATGGAGAGCATGGGAACCCAAAGGGATTCTGGATACAGAAGAAGTGAAAAAGTGGTTTCAGAGCTGCCGCAATCTGGTGGAGGCTATCCACAACCAGCGTGAAAAGGTCGCCCGCCTGCGGGACGCTGCAACGCATATCACGCAGAACCTGAGCGGAATGCCGATGGCATCCGGTAACGGCGACAAGATTCTGGACGCTGTGTGCGACAGGGACGCGGAAATCCGCAAGCTGAACCACATGGAAACGGAACTGGTTAAGCGCCGCATGGAGGCCATCTCCCGCGTTTTCTGCATCGTATACGCCGAGAATGGGTACAGCATCCGCATTGCGGACTACCTGCGCAGCTATTACATCGACTGCGAGACCACGGACAAGGACGGCAATTTCAAGCTCAAAACCTATGAGAGCGTTGCCGAAGAATACGATGTGTCGGTCAAAACCGTTGCCAATGGTCTGAAAAATGGGCTGGAAGCGCTGGCTGAAATCTGGCCCGACATTACGAGGGATAGTGCATGATGCGCAAAATGCACAAAGTTAGACCCTGATTTTTCGACACGAACATACCTTGGCATTACCATGTCTTGTGAGTATGCTTATTACAAGCGCAACCGCGCATTGCGGCACGGCGCTAAATAAGAGGAGAAGCAGAGCGGCACGTCACTCCCCGCTGCTTCTTCGCTTTTTATGTGGATGCAGGAAATGACGACGCGAACAGCAGGTGAACGCCGTGGCGGTCTGATTCCGCCCATCTACACCGATGCCCGCCACCACGTAGGCGGAAGTGGACGCATGATCTAATCAGTCACCGGGAGCTGCTGCGTTTCCCAAGCGCAGCGCAGTTTCCTTTCTTTTTCTCTTTTGACGGCTTTGCATACTACCTGACATGATTTTTCCTCCTATAGCATTATAACAGCTGCCCGGAGGCCCCGGAACATTTAGGCGGTGCGCGTGTATTCCGCCGGTGTGTGCGTCCAATCCCTGCGCCCTGAACTGCGACCGACCATCGCAGCAAGGGGCCTTTTATATGCCGTTGTAGCTCAAGCAGAGCGCCGCCCAGTTAAGGCGGGTCACATTGACGATACGCAAGAGCGGCCCTGTCCGGCCTGTCCCCGGATGGATTGAAACTCTTGTGGTGCTGGTTCAAGTCCAGCCATCGGCTATTATATGCCGCCCTAGCGCAACGTGGAGCGCATTCGTGGGAGTAGCCACGGAGGGTTCGATTCCGAAAGGCGGCTGTCATGCGCTCGTAGCTCAGTTGGTAGAGTACAGGACTTTTAATCCTGAAGCCGTGGGTCCAAGTCCCACCGGGCGCACCAAAACAAAAACAGAGGGCTGTCCAGCAACGGACAACCCTCTGTTTCATTTTGCGGTTATGCGAGATGCAGATATCTTTCGAGGCCCTCCTGCAAGATGGCGGAGTAAGGAGCGTGAGCGGCTTCAGCTGCATCGTTCAGCCATGCGGGAATGCTCAAAGTCTTTTTGACGGCACGTTTGGTGCTGGCGGGCTTCGCGTCGATCAGCGAAACGAAGCAATGCTCTTCGGGCTTGATGTTCTGGATGGGAGTAGGAGCGGGCAGCTGCTTTCCCTCTTCCAGCACAACAGCAGCGTATCCGGCGAGAGCTTCTTTCGCACCCTCCATCGTTTCGGCGATGGTGTCACCGAAAGACTGGCAGCCCTCCAAGTCGGGAAATTCTACCCAGAAAGAACCGTCCTCTTCGTGGAAGATAGCAGGATATACAAGCGTCATACAAAAGTCCCCTTTCATTTCAGGCCGTGCCGTTTCAGGATTGCGTTTAGCAGTCCGTTCGGAACGTCTTTGCCGTGAATTGGAATCGTTTCAATTTTGCCGTCTTTTTCGAGAATATGGTGGCTGCCGTTCACGCGGACGACTTTCCAGCCATTTTTCTGCATGAGTTTCAGTAGGTCTTTATCTCGCATCTTTCAATTTCCTCCTCACCAATAGTATACTACGTATTTACGTATTTGTAAAGACGTTTGATGAATTAACGATAAATTTTTTAAGGAGGGTAGCATGATTACCAAAGAATTATTGAAACTTCCGGTTGCGGACCTTGTGCCGTATGAGAACAACCCGCGCGTGATCTCCCCGGAAGCTGTGAACGCCTGCGCGGAGAGTATGCGCCAGTGCAGCGCGCTTGACCCCATCGAGGTGGACGAGAACAACGTCATTCTCAGCGGCCACACCCGCCGCCTCGCTCTGATGCAGCTCCATGTGGAGATGGCCGACGTGGTACGCTACACCGGCCTGACCGAAGAGCAGAAGCAGAAGTACCGCATCCTCGCCAACAAGACCGGCGAAATGACCGGCTGGGATTTCTCCAAGCTGGAGCAGGAACTCGCGGAGGTGGATTTCGGAGATTTCGACTTCAATTTCGACAGCGAAGCCCCGGAGGACATCTTTGACGATTCCACAGACCTGCGCAGCGAATACGACGAGCCGCACGACGAAAGGCTGATTTGCCCCTGCTGCGGCCACATCGACCTTAAAGCAAAATTCAAAAAATTTGAAGGAGTCACTGGCGATGCACAAAACGGCAATGAGTGAAAATATTCCTCAGTGCGCTGGAAAACAACAACGCTCGTCTGGATGAACTTGGTTCGATGCACTATAACCTGATGTCCTACTACTACATCCCGAAGAACCCCAAAAGAGCACTGGGAATCATCGAGCAGAGCGAGCGCATCATGATAGATTCCGGTGCGCACACCTTCCAGAAAGGCAAGACAAAGCTGGACTGGGAAGAGTACACCGAATCCTATGCGCGTTTCATCCGGGAAAACGACTGCGACAAGATAGTGGGCTATTTCGAGATGGACGTGGACAAGGTGATAGGGCTTGAGCGTGTCATAAAGCTGCGCAGACGGCTTGAACAGGAAACAGACAAGATTATTCCTGTCTGGCACAAGGGACGCGGCATAGAGGACTTCTACCGGATGTGCGAAGAGTACAGCGGTAGGGTCGTTGCTATCACCGGGTTCAAAAACGAGGACATCAAGGACCACCAATATGCACAATTCCTAAAGATAGCGTGGCAGCACAACTGCCGCGTTCATTGTCTGGGCATGACCCGGCAAGATGTGCTGAAGAAAGTTCCCTTTGACTATGTGGATAGCTCTTCGTGGACGCAGGGCGTCCTATATGGCCGTTTGGGAGGCCGAAAGCTAAAAAACGAAAAGACCACTGCGGAACGCGCTGTCATGCGCCAACGCCAGTGGGAAGCTGCATACAAGGAGGCAATGAAGATGCAGGAATACTATGAAAACTACTGGTTCACCACGACCGCCAGACTGAAAAAATCTCTGGGGGGGTACTGATTATGCGCAGTAATATGAAGTCCCTCGCTTATGCCGCCATGACTGCGGCCATTTATTATGTTCTCTGCGTGGCAATCGCCCCGCTGAGTTATGGGCAGGTACAGTGCCGCATTTCGGAGGTTATCCTGCTGTTCTGTATGCACAACACCTTTGCCGTCTACGGCTATACCCTCGGCTGCGCACTGGCAAACCTGACCTCTCCGCTGGGCATTCTGGACGTGATCGTCGGCTCCCTTGCGAACCTCATTGTTGGCACATTTGCACGCAGGAGCGGCAAGGTCGTCCCGACTATCCTGTTCGGCACTGTGTTCAATGGCATTGTGGTCGGCGCAGAACTGTCCATCGTGTACGGCTCTCCGTTCCTGCTGAACGCTGTGTGCGTCGCAGCTGGCGAGGGCGTTTCTCTTCTGCTTGGTGCTGTGCTGTATAAGCTGGTGGGCAAGCGCGTCGAAAGCATCTGGAGGTGAGTTCCGATTGGCCGCAAAGGTAAGTATGAGCAGTGGCTAGAGCCTGAAGGGCTGACGCTGCTTCGTGGATGGGCAAGAGATGGCCTCAAAGACAAGCAGATTGCCGCGAATATAGGCTGCTCAGTATCGACCCTCTGCGAATGGAAAAACAAATTTCCCGAATTTTCGGAAGCACTAAAAAAGGGCAAGGACGTCGCGGACTACATCGTGGAGAATGAGCTGTTCGAGAGCTGCAAGACCCGCACCGTGACCGTCAAGAAGCCTTTCAAGCTGAAAACCGTCAAGGTGGACGGCAAAAAGCGACTGGAGGAAGAGCGTATCGAGTACGCGGAAGAGCAGGTCGTCGTTCCGGCCAACGTAACGGCACAGATCTTCTACCTGAAGAACCGGCGGCCCGAAAAGTGGAAAGACAAGCCGCAGGAGAACACGACCGAGGCCCAGAACACCGATATGCAGACCCTCGCAGACCTGTTGCAGCATCCGTTACCCAACCGCGACATCAAGGACTTTGAAGAATGAACATTCCCGCACCTTTTTCTGAAAATCAGATGCGTTTCTTCTGGGACTGCTTTGACCACTGGTTCAACGTGGCAGAGGGCGGCAAACGTGGCGGTAAGAACGTCCTTATCACCATGGCGTATTGCACCATTCTGGAGAAGCACCCAAGCAGAATACACCTGATTGCGGGCGTGTCCACGGCCACGGCGCGGCTGAATATTCTGGACTGTGACGGCTTCGGCCTGAAAAACTACTTTGAGGGACGCTGCCGGGAGGGCGTATACCAGAACCGCGATTGCCTGTATATCCAGACGGCGACCGGTGAAAAGGTCGTGCTGATTTCCGGCGGCGGCAAAGCTGGCGACGAAAAGCTCATTAAGGGCAACACCTACGGCACGGCCTACATCACCGAGGCCAACGAATGCAGCAAAATCTTCATCCAAGAAGTTTTTGACCGTACCCTGTCCAGCCCCGACCGAAAGATATTTCACGACCTGAACCCGAAAGCTGAGGCTCACTGGTACTATCAGGACGTCTTGAACTTCCACGAAGAAAAACTCAAAGCGAACCCGAAGTACGGCTTGAACTACGGCCATTTCACCATCGCGGACAATATGAGCATATCGGACGACCAGCTCCGGGCTGTGCTGTCAACGTATGACCGGAAAAGTGTCTGGTATGCCCGCGACATTCTGGGCCAGCGCAAAATGGCCGAGGGCCTTGTCTATCCCATGTTCTCGATGGAAAAGCACGTCGTCAAAGGCGTCATTCCGTACAGCTCCCGCCACCGGTACTATGTTTCCATCGACTACGGCACGGTCAATCCGTTTGCTGCTGGCCTATGGGATTTCGACCCGGTGAGCCATAAGGCTATCATGATACGCGAGCTGTACTACCGTGGAGGCAGCGCAAACCGTACTGACAACGAGGGCTATTACAGGCTGCTGAAGAAGCTGATTGGCGACATCAAAATCGAGTATATCATCATCGACCCTTCGGCGTCGTCCATGATAGAAACCATTGAAAAGTATGCAGAATGGCTTGTGGTGAGGGCTGACAACGACGTTCTGAACGGCATTCAGGACGTGACGAAGTACCTAAACATGGGCCTTTTGCTGTTCCATGAGAGCTGCAAGGAGACGTTCAAAGAATTTGACCAGTATTCGTGGGACGAAGAATCTGGCGAGGATGCTGTTATCAAAGAGTTCGACCACAGCATGGATATGATACGCTACTTCTGCCGCACGGCCCTCCGCGCAGAGCTGAAGTACATTGCATGATGGAAAGGGGGTGAACTGCTGTGAGTTTCATTTCCCGCTTATGGGGGAGGATAAAATCTATGTTTATTCGTACCGACATCGGAAAGACCTTCGGCGTGGAGCTGATTCAGTCCTCCGAGATGAACGCAGCGCTGGAGCTGTGGGACAATGTTTCGTCTGAGCGCCCGCCGTGGCGCAACCCGGACGACGACATCCGCACCTACAACATGGGAAAGCACATCAGCGACTACCGGGCGCGGCTTGTCTGCCTCGACCTCGGTGTTGCGCTGTCCGGCTCGCCCCGGGCCGACTACTTGCAGGGCATTTGCGATGATCTTATCAAGCGGCTGCCCGATAAGGTAGCAGACGCCGAGCGCATGGGCGGTATCGCCATCAAGTGGAACGGCTCCAGCTGGGACTTCCACCTGCCGGGAGAGTTTGGCATCACCAAACAGGACGGCAACGGCAACATCGTGGGCGCAATCTTCGCTGAGTACATCACGCACGGCTTCGACCATTACACCCGGCTGGAGTACCACCGGTTCAAAGATGGGCTGTATCTGATTACGAACAAGGCGTTCCTCAATCGTTCCATGAGCAACGGCCAGTATACCCTTGGCGCTGAAATCCCACTGACAGAGGTTGACGAGTGGGCGGAGATGCAGCCTGAGACACAGATCGAGCAGCTGGAAGCTCCGCTGTTCGCATTCTTCCGGCTGCCCGGCGCAAACACCATCGACCCTTCTTCCCCGCTGGGTGTGTCTGCCTTTGCAAATGCGCTGCCGGAGCTGGAGGCGCTGGATGTTGCCCTCAGCAGAAAGAACGGGGAGGTCGCAGACAGCAAGCACATCACGTTTGTTGGTCAGGCGGCTGTCCAGTACGCCAAGAACCGAAACGTGCAGCTGCCGCGCTTTATTAAGGCGCTGGGCGCTGGCGTGAACGACGACGGAAAGGCCGTCACCGAACACGTCCCCACCATGCTGACCGATGCCCGCATCAAGGACATCAACTTCGACCTGTCCATGGCCGGTGTCAAATGCGGCTTCAGCGAGGGCGTCTTTGTCATGGACGGCCAGACCGGCATGATTACGGCCACACAGGTGGAAAGCGACGACCGCGACACCATCCAGACCATCAAGGCAGACCGCGACGCTCTGCGTAGTGCAATCGAACAGGCCATCAAGGGCGCAGACGCTCTTACAACCTTGCTGGGAGCTGCACCGATTGGCGAGTACGAAACCACCTACAACTTCGGCGACATCACCTATAACTACGAAGAGGACAAGGCCAGCTGGAAAAATTACGCCTCGCAGGGCTGGATTCCACTCTGGCTGTACTTCACCAAGTTCGAGGGTATGAGCGAGGAAGAGGCAAAAAAGATGGTCGCAGAAGCCAAAGCAGCCGAAAAGGAAAAGGGCCTGTTCGACGAGGAATAACCGGAAGGGGGCTGCTCCATGCTGACACCGCAGCAGATCACAGAGCTTGCGGAAACGCTGTATCCGGCGCTGGACGACCTCAACCGGTGGATAACGCTGGACATGATACGGCGCTTCATGGCACGTCTGGGCCGCGGAGAGGACGCTGTACTGTCTGGGACAGACCGGTGGCAGACCGAGGTATACCAAGCAGCGGGCGGCCATCTGGAGGAACTGCAAAAGAAGCTGAAATTGTTCACGAAGCAGTCTGACGCCGAAATCGCGGCCATCTTTGAGGATGCGGCGGTCAAGGCGTGGGCTGCCGACTGTGCTGTCTATGCAGCAGCCGGTCACGACGTGCAGCCTTTGGCTCTGTCCAGCCGCATGGTGAGCATCTTGCAAGACGCCTACACACGGACGCAGGGCGAAGCGCACAACTTCACCCGCACAACGGCCAGTGCGTCGCAGAAGCGGCTTTTCAAGGTACTGGATGAAGCGCATTTCAAGGTCATTACCGGCGCTCAGTCCTACACGGCGGCAGTACAGGAGGGCGTGGACGAGCTGGCGAAACACCAGACGCACGTTGTCTATCCGACCGGCCACCGGGACACCATCGAAACAGCGGTTCTTCGAGCTGTCCGCACCGGCATCAGTCAGGCCACTGGCAACATGACTATGCAGGGCATGATAGACCACGATTGGGACCCAATCCGTGTGTCCGCCCATCGTGGCGCACGTTACGGAGACGGCGGACATAACCCCGGCAACCACTTCTGGTGGCAGGGTAAGCTATACAGCCGCACCGGGCGCACACCGGGCCTCCCACTCTTCGTTGAGGTGACCGGCTATGGAACCGGCGAGGGTTTGGGAGGCTACGGCTGCCGCCACAGCTTCGGCCCCGGCGACCCAAACCACAACCCTTTCCAGAATTTCGACGAGGAAGAAAACCGCAGGGTCTACGACCTTACGCAGAAGCAGCGGGCCAAAGAATCCCGAATCCGGCGTGAAAAGGTCGAGATGGCAGGTTATCAGGCGGCAGCCGAAAACGCCACAGACGACGCTCTGCGGGCGGCTCTGGAGGATAAAGCGGCCAGAGCATCGGCAAGGCTGAAAAAGCATACGGCGGACTATGAGTGGTTCTGCCGGGAAAACAGCCTGAAGCCGCTGAATGACCGGCTGTATGTTGCACGACGTTCACAAGCAGCCGCCCGCGAGGCGGCGCACAAATCGCCCATTGGAGGACAAAGAGAATGAGCAAGAAAATCTTTATCAGCCAGCCCATGAACGGCAGAACGGACGAACAGGTTTTGCAGGAACGCAAAGCTCTGATTCACTGGGCAAAGAAAAAGCTCGGCGAAGATGTGGAGCCGCTGGAAACATTCTTTGACGACTTCGGCCCCGCCGCAAAACCGCTGGATTATCTGGCCCGCAGCATCGAATTTCTGGCCAAGGCTGACGCGGCAATCTTCGGCCCCGGCTGGCAGGATGCCCGCGGCTGCCGCATTGAGCATCAGTGTGCTGCCGAATATGGTATTACCATCATGGAGGTATCGAGCTATGGCGAGCTGCTTAATGTCTGACGCGCCCTATGCGCCGTGGCTCTCTGACGTTCTGGCGATGCTGGAGGAAAACAAAATTGACCGCATTTGCGTTGCAGCCCCGCTCCCGGGCGGCGAAGTGTTCACCGGTTACTACCACATGGACATGATGGACAAGGCTGTGGTCGCAACGAACATTCAGGCAGATGCCACGCTGGATGCAGTCTGTGCCAATGGCCGCCGCATTCAGGAGGCGTGGGAAGCCGATGATGAAGAGGATGTGGACGATGATGAATGACTTCGATAAACGAATGAGGCGGAGCCGCAGACGAACCGAAATCCTTGGAGCTGTGGCATCTGTTCTCGTTGTGGTCACTGCTTTTGGCTCTGTTGCGATTTCGATTTTTCTTTACAGCGGCTTGTTCGTATCCGATATTCCCGAATGGATGAAATGGGCGCTCCTGCTCTTTAGATAAACCCCTGAGTTTTTAGCACGATGCACCTGCACCGTGCTATTTTTATGCCCGCTGCGGCCGCATGAGGCTAAAGAGGGCGAATATCAGTCTACCTGCGGACTTAACAAGGCAGGGGCAACAAGTCACAGCGACGACTTAAAACGCTTAGTTGCAGAACCGGAGGCAACCCATGAAAACCAGTGAACTGAAAGACCTTGGACTGAATCAGGAACAGATCGACGCGGTCTTTAAGCTCAACGGCCTTGATGTGGAAAACGCCAAGGCCCCCATCGCCACGCTGACGGCGGAGCGTGACGACCTGAAAACCCGCTTGGCAACCGCAGAGGACACCCTGAAAGGCTTCGATGGCAAATCTGCCGATGAAGTCAAGGCGGAAATCGCCCAGTACAAGAAGCAGGCTGAAGATGCCGAGAAGAACCGGCAGACCGAACTGACCCAGCGTGACCAGCGCGATTGGGTCAAGGGTCAGCTGGACAAGTACGGCGTTTCCTCTCCCTACGCCCGCCGCCAGCTTACCGCTGACGTGATGGACGAAAAGGATGGCCTGAAGTGGAAGGACGGCGCATTTCAGGGCTTCGACGACTTCATGAAGAGCGCAAAGGAAAAGGATTCCGGCCTGTATCAGACCGCCGAGGAAAAGGCGGAAGCTGAGAAGCAGGCGCAGCTCGAAAAGAAGGCTCCGAAAATCGTCGGCCCCACCGGCAACACCGCCCCAGCGGAAACCAAGTACACCCCGCCCAAAATTTTCTAAACCGAAAGGAAGGTAAACCACTATGGCAAGAATCGAATCCCTTAGCATCCTGACCACCGACACTGGCAAGGAGTATCTGGCCGAGCTGTATGGCAAGGTCATTGAGAACGTGCAGAAAGCGCTGGTTTCTGCCGACATGAAGAACACCGACCTGTCCGGCGACCCGACCGCTGGCACTGTGGAGGCAAAGCGCTTCGCAAACGCCACCTCCGCAAACTATGGCACCGCCCGCAAGGCTGGCAAAGGCAGCCAGATCAAGGCCAAGGCCGTGACCGTTGCCATCGACAACGACAAGGAAATCGTCGAAGAGATGGAAGAGAAGGACGTCAAGCTGTATGGCGTTGATGGCGTTCTTGACCGCCGCGCTGCGAACCACGTTCTGCGCATGGCCGCAGAGCTGGACAAAGAGTTCTTCAAGGCAGCAGATGCCGAAGCTGTCAAGGTTACTGTTGCCGCCGGCGCAACTGTGGAGGATGAGCTGGAGACCGTCATTCAGGAGGCGGAGAACACTGCAAACGACTTCGTGGACGGTGTGCCTCGCTCCATGATGCGTCTGGTCACTTCCACTGCCTACTATGGCAAGATTCGCAACAACCTCGACAAGATGTCCCGCGCCAATGTGGACACTGCGGCAGAGGAGTTCTACGCATGGCATGGCGTTGAGGTCAAGTCCTGCACCCATCTGCCCGCTGGCTGCGATTACCTGCTGATGGTTGACGGCGCTGTGGCGCAGCCTGTCATGGCAAGCACCTACACTGCCGAGAAGATCCCTCTGTCTGAGGCCACCGCTGTCAGCCTGTTCTATCACTTCGGCACCAAGGTCGTCACCCCTGACCTGATTTTCAAGAAGAAGGGCGCAGAGTAAGAGAAAGGAGCTATCATAATGGCAAAGTTTAAGAACATCGTCACCGGCAATGTGCTGGAGACTGACAACCCGCTGACCATCAAACTGATGGAGAACAGCGACCGCTATGAAGCTATGGACGCGCCCGCCGTTGAGGCCGCAGCGCCCACCAAGAAGTCCGGCAAGGCAAAGGCCGCAGCGGCGCCCGCAGAGGACGCCTGAGCGGAGGTGTAAACCATGGCGTATGCGGATTATGAGTTCTACACCGCCCGGTATTTCGGCGATGAGCTGACCGAGGCGACCGCGCCGAAATGGCTGGAACGTGCGAGTGATGCTGTTGATACCATTACCTTCTACCGGCTGGCGCAGGGTATGCCCGAAGATGACGCTCATGTTGTCCGGGTGAAGAAAGCCGTGTGCGCTCTGGCAGACATCCTCTTCCGCGTGGAGCAGCAGCGCACGGTAACGGCGGCCAGCAAAGATGCACAGGGCAATCTCCGGCCCGCCGTGGCCTCTATGACCTCCGGCAAGGAATCTGTGTCCTATGTGCAGTCTGCGGAGGCGTCCGTGTACGCAAAGGCTGCATCCGACAGCGCAGCGCTGAACTCCCTGCTGCAATCTGAAGCTGAACGGTATCTCGCAAACGTCCCCGGCCCGGACGGCGTGAACCTGCTGTATGCGGGGGTGAGATGATGCACGACCAGACCATTACGCTGTACAACTACCACGAGCCGTCTGGCCTCTGGTATACGACTGTGTTTGAGGGTGTGCAGCTTGCTGCGGCCAGCGCGAGCAGCGCGACGACGCACGGCAACAACGGCGGCGATTCAGTGAGCATCATCATACCGGCGGCAGCGGACAAAACGGCAGCCTCCCGGCAGTACATCGGCCCGAAAGCCTATGCAGCGCGGGACGCCCCCGGCGAGTGCTTCACATTCTGGCCGGAACATGATTTCGTCGTTGTCGGTAGCTGTCCTCTGGAGCAACCTGTTTCTGAGGATGACTACGACAACGGCTTATACCACGAGATGAACCATGGACAGGATGAAGTCTACATGATTACTTCGGCCTCGTTCTACGGCCTCATCCCTCATTTCGAAGTGGAGGGACGATGAATGAGCGATACGGAGCATTTTCAGGGCTTTTCCTGCGTCCATGGTCACTTTTATGCAGAAATCCATTTCGACCGTTTTTCACGGCAGTTTGCAGCCGCTCAGGAGTGGCTGGCAGAACAGGTGCTTGCAGACTGCAAACCGTTCATGCCGATGGAGACCGGAAGTCAGATTCAGCGCTCGTATGTGGACGAGGGCGGCAAGCGGGTCGTATTCCCCGGCCCCTATGCACGGTATCTGTACGAGGGCAAGGTCATGGTTGATTCCGAGACCGGCAAAGGCCCTGCGAAGATACCGGACGGCTCCGGCGGCTATCTACTCCGGTTCCGCAAGGGCACGACGCTCGTTCCGACCAGTAGGCCGCTGACCTATTCGACGACTGCGAACCCACAGGCTACCGACCACTGGTTCGATGCCGCGAAGGCGGCGAACGAAGAACGCTGGCTGAACGGAGTAAAACGCATAGGAGGTAGAGGCGAAGATGCCTAAAGCAAATACCGCCGTCAAGTTTGATGTTGACGGTTCTGAAATCATGAGCAAGGTGCTGATGGAGCTGCTCAACACCTGCCCCGCACTGTGCGGCAGGAGAATCGCATTCTCCACGCTGGGCGAGGACGACGGCCTTGCATTCTTCCCTTCTGTGGGTGCGGCTATCACGTCCGAGAAAGAAAGCATCACCGGGCACGTCAATCAGGTCTGCGCTTATCCGTTTGACATCGTGCTGCGCTGCGCTCCCAAGACGGAAGCTGCAAGGATGCGGAGCAAAGAGCTGCTGGACGCTATCGGGCGGTGGCTGGAACGCCAGCCGGTCACGGTGAACGGTGAGATGCACACTATGGACGCATACCCGGCTCTGACGGAGGGAAACCGCAAAATCAGGGCCATTTCCCGCACAAGCCCCTCGCGCCTGAATGCTGTGTACCAGAACGGCGTTGAGGACTGGCTGTTCTCCGGCAGCCTGAGATACGAAAACAATTTTTGCAGATAAGGAGAGAACAACATGGCAGAGAAAATCGAACGTAAGCTGCTGGCTCACTATATCGATGCCAGCTTTGACACCACCGGGAACACCCCGAAGTATGTCCGTCTGGGTAAGGACCTCGAGGAGTACAACCTCGAACTGAACCCGGACGTTGAGGTGTCGAAAAACATTTGGGGTGAAAGCACCATCAAGCACAACGGCTACGAGCCGCAGAGCGAGGTGGACCCCTACTATGCAGTGGAGGGCGACCCGCTGTATGAGAAGCTGGAAGCTATCGCAAATGGTCGCCTGACCGGCAACGACTGCCTGACCACCACTGTGGATGTGCTGGTTGACAGCAAGGGCAAGGTGGCATGGGCATACCGCGAGAAGGTTATGGTCGTGCCTACCTCCGTGGGCGGCGACACCAGCGGTGTGCAGATTCCGTTCACCATTTACAACGCAGGCGAGCGCGTCAAGGGCAACTGGGACACCACAACCAAGGCATTCACCGAGCTTCCCAGCTCCGGAGAGCAGGTATAAAACAACAGGCAGAGCACAGGGCGGTCAGCGAGGGTTGGCCGCCCTTTATCTTTAGGAGGACAAAATGGAAAACGAAAAGACCCTGAATTTCCCGGAACCTGAGAAGAATGTCGGCATCGTCATCGACGATGGCACCGAGGAAGTGCCCATCACGAACTTGCGCGGCCAGCGCGTCGGCGTGTTCTATGTGCGCCCGACCGATATCGGCATCGTACATCGGTATAACGACTTCGTGAAGAAGTTCAACGGTGTTCTGGAGCCGGTGCAGCAGGTCAACCTCAACAGCGACGGCTCCGCAAAGGATGGCGACGACCGTACCATCAACGCGCTGCGCGAAGCTGAAAAGCGTCTGTCCGACGCGCTGAACACCCTGTTTGATGGCAACTTCGCTGAGGCGTTCTTCGGCAAGATGAATCCTTTCTCCATCGTCGGTGGCCGTTTCTACTGCGAAATCGCCATTGAGGCCGTCGGCGCATATATCCAGAAGCGCTTTGACAGAGAGATGAACCTCGCGCAGAACCGTGTGGATAAGTACACCCACGGCTACCGCACCGGCAAGCACCGGAACGGCGGCAAACGGCGCGGCAGAGGACCGCAGCAGTGATCGGAGAGCTTCCCGCCCGGCTGGATGTCAACGGCAAAAGCTACGCCATCCGCACGGACATGAAAGACGTGCTGAAAATCCTGCAAGCGTTTGGAGACCCGGAGCTGAAAGACGAGGAAAAGGTCTATATCTGCCTTGTCATTCTCTACCGGGACTTCGACGAGATGCCGCAATCTGACTACGAGGCCGCATACAAGGCGGCTGCGGAGTTCATAGACTGCGGCCTCCATTCTGGCGCAGACAAGGGACGACCGACACCCCGGACAATGGACTGGGAGCAGGATGCACCGATTCTGTTCCCGGCCATCAACCGGGTGGCAGGCTGTGAGGTGCGCAGCATTCCGCACCTGCACTGGTGGACGTTCATGGGATATTTCATGGAAATCCATGACGGCACGTTTGCTCAGGTCATGGCCCTGCGCAGCAAGAAAGCCAAAGGCAAAAAGCTGGAAAAGTGGGAGCGCGAATTTTGGGCCGCGAACAAAGACCTGTGCGTTCTGAAAGTGAAGCGGAGCGCAGAAGAACAGGCGGAGATCGACCGGCTCAACAAATTACTGGAATAAGGAGGTGGCACTGATATGGCACAGGCAGACGGCTCTATTGTCGTTGACACTGAGCTTCAGACCGAAGGGTTTGACAAAGGGAGTAAGGATATGCAGCGAGCAGTCCGTTCCCTGCAATCCAAGGTTGATGGCCTCGCGCCGACCATGAAAAAAGCAATGCGCGGCAGCGCCAGCGCCTTAGAATCCTTTGACGCCAAGGCTGGCCCACTGCGTGAAACGATTTCCACTCTGGAAGATAAGATGGCCCAGCTGGGCAAGATTCGCATTCCGACCGAGGACTATTCGTGGCTCCAGACGGAGATTGCAAAGGCTGAGAAAGAGCTGGACAAACTGCTCAACAAAGAGGCCATGTACGAGGATATGGATGTCAACAAATCCTCGCAGAAGTGGAAGAATTTGCAGTACAGCATCGAACAGACCAAAAAGAAGCTGGAAGAGTATAGAGCGGATGCAGCGCAGATGGAAGAGGATGGAACCTCTCACACGTCTGGCACTGATTCTGCGGAGTATGACCAGCTGAGTGCGGCCCTCGATGCCGTGAAAGAGCAGCTCGACAGCATGACGCAGAAAGTGGACCGCAGCACGTCCGCGCTTTCGAGGTTTGGAAAGACCGTAAAAGGCGGCGTTGTCGGCGGGCTGAAAGGCATGGTATCCATGCTGGGCAAGGGTGCGGCGGCTATGCTGCGCCTTTCTCTGCGGGCAAAGAAAACACACTCCAGCTTCAACAGCGGCATCGGAACGCTGCTGCGTTATGGTTTGGGCGTGCGCTCCCTGTTTACCCTCATGAGCAAGCTGCGCAGCGCGTTGGTGGACGGCTACAAAAATCTTGCCCGGTATTCCAGCCGGACAAACGCCGCGATCTCGTCCCTGATGTCTGCGCTGGATAGGCTGAAGAACAGCTTTGCAAGCGCATTTGACCCCATCCTGCGGGCAGCAGCCCCGGCGCTGGTATCGCTTATCAACCTTATCTCCGAGGCGGTTTCCCGCATCGGGATGTTGACGGCGGCCCTGACTGGCTCGAAAACCTACACTAAGGCAACGACCATTCAGGAGGACTACGCCAAGAGCCTCGACAAAACGTCGCAGTCTGCAAAAAAGGCAAAGGCGGCGCTGGCCAGCTTCGATGAACTGAACATTCTGGACGATAAGGACACGGACAACACGAAAGACGATGGTTCCGTTGACCCCTCCAAGATGTTTGAGCAGGTCCCCATTGACAGCGCCGTGCTGGACTTTGCGGACAAGCTGAAAAAGGCATTTGAGGAAGCTGACTGGAAAGAGCTGGGCACACTACTGGGCAACAAAATCAATGAGCTGGTGGACAGCGTTGATTGGTCCGGCTGGGGAACAAAAATCGGCAAGGGCATGAATGCAGCCATCCAGACGCTGTACTACACCGTGGACACGGTGGACTGGGTGAATATCGGCAAGCATTTGGCCGAGGCGGTCAACAGTATCATCAATGAGGTTGACTGGGACATCTTCGGGCGGCTGCTGGCGAAGAAGTTTACCGTGGCGCTGGATTTGGCCGGTGGTTTCCTGAAAGAGCTGGACTGGACGGCTGTGCTTCAGGCGTTCACCAGCGGCATCTCTGGCTTCTATGACGAGTTGCAGGAGTGGCTGGAGAGCAAAGACTGGTACAAGATTGGTGAAATCATCACCGCCAAGCTGTCCGACGCGCTGCGCAACGGCAACGTGGAGGGCGCAGTCAAGAGCTTTTTCGACGCTTTCACGGAGGCCATCAACTCGCTGGCCGACCTGATGGACGGCATTGACTTCTATCAGGTGGCAAAAGACCTCGTTGAAATGCTCATCCGGGCTGTGTCTGGTGTGAGCTGGGACGAGCTGACGGAGGCGCTGGGCCGCCTTATCGGTGAATCCGTTGATGCAGTCATTCAGATTCTGGCCGGTTCTCTGGCCGATGTAGGCAACTACTTCAAAGAGAAAACGCAGGAGGCCGGAGGCGATGCCGTTGCAGGTTTCTTCCTCGGCATCAAAGACGCCATCTTCGGCGTTGGCGCATGGATTGTAGACAACATTTTCAAGCCGTTCTGGAACGGCATCTGTGATGCGTTCGAGATTCACTCGCCGTCCAAGAAGATGGTCGAGGTCGGCAAGTTCATCATGGAGGGCCTGAAAAACGGTATCACCGGGGCCATTTCCACCGTGGTGAATGCCGTGAAAGAACTGCCCGGTCAGATCGTGGCGAAGCTCAAGGCGACGAACTGGGTACAGGTCGGCAAAGACATCATCGGGGCCATCTACAATGGCTTCGTGGCCTTGCAGACTAAGCTCCCGGCTGCGATGCAGACCATTGGTGCGGCCATCAAGAAAAAGCTGTCCGACATCGACTGGCTGACCGCGGGCAAGAACGTCATTGGTGCTATCTATAACGGATTTGTCGCGCTGCAAACCAAACTCCCGACTGCCTTAAAATCCATTGGCGACGCAGCGAAAAAGAAGCTGTCCTCTATCGACTGGGCGGCAGCAGGCAAAAATGTTATCGGGTTTATCTACAACGGCTTCGTGGCCTTGCAGACGAAACTTCCCCTTGCGTTGAAGTCTATCGGAGACACGGCAAAGAAAAAATTCACGGACATTGACTGGCTGGGCGTCGGCAAAAACGTCATTCTCGGTATCTACAACGGCATCAAGAATACGCTGAAAAAGCTGTCTGAAGCTGCTGGACAGGCATCCAACTGGCTGATTAACGCCTTTAAGGATGCACTGGGCATCCATTCTCCCTCCGTTGAGGGCGAAAAACTGGGCTATTATTTTGACGCCGGTGTTGCAGGAGGTATTACCGGCAATGTGGATATGGCCGTGGATGCAGCTGGTGATTTGGGTCTGGCTGTGTACAATGGCGCAGATGATGCGCTGGACGGCAAGGGCGAACTGCTGGGAGAGGGCTTCGTTGATGAAACGGTTGACGCACTGACCAGCAACATGAACCGTATTTCCGACGCACTTTCTTCCGGCAAGGGCATCTCCAACATCAAGGGCATTGTCGAAGCGGTGAAGAGCGGCGACTGGGCAACCGTGACCAAAAACGTGGCCCTTGGTCTGTTCAACTCCCTCGACAAGAACTTCAGAACCAACGTCACCGGTTTTGTGGCGGACTCTCTGGACGCGCTGAACGCCGGATACGACGAGCAGGGCTTCTTAGGCATGGCAAAAGCCGCGGTGAACATCGTCACCGGCCTGAAAAGCAATCTGTCCTCTGCGAGCAACACCACCATTCTGAAGAATGCTGGCAAGGGCTTGGCCGGGAGCATCAAAACAGGCATGGAGGGCGGTTTGCCTGACCTCTGGACGCTTGTTTCGAGCATCCCCGGAAAGATTCTGGAGCTTCTGTCCGGCGGCTTTGATGAACTGAAAAAATGGGGCAGCGGCCTCATTGACTGGCTGAAAAAGCTGTTTGGTGGCGGGTCTGGTGACATCCAGAAGACTGCAAATAGTTTCCTCCAGAATGTAGGCAACGCTTTTAAGAAGATGTTCTCCGGCACGACCGACGAAGGCAACTCGTTCATGTCGAATCTGGGCGACCTGTTCAAAAACGGTCTGTCTGGAATCAAGAACAATACCTCCGGGCTGCTGGGCAGCATCAAAAATCTGTTCAGCGGAGGGTTTAAGAACATTTCCTCCGGCGCATCTGGCCTGTGGAACTCTGTCAAGGGCTTCTTCAGCAACGGATTGTCGGGCATTGCGTCCAATGCAGGGTCGATGATCTCCAACATCGGCTCCATCTTCAGCAAAGGATTTTCCGGCATTGCGTCTGGTGCGTCGGGCCTGTTCTCGAACCTTGGCTCTATTTTCGGCGGCGGGTTGTCGGGCATCGCCTCGACCGTCGGCAGCGGCTTGTCCGGCATCCTCGGTTCTGTTGGCTCTACGGTCGGCGGTATCGCTTCGACTGTGGGCGGCGGCCTATCCGGGCTGATCTCCACGATTGGTGCAGGCGTCGGTTCCATCGGCTCTGTCGTGAGCGGTGGTCTGGGTGCGCTGGCATCCGGCGCTGCTGGCGTTGCCGGTTCTGTCGGTACGGCCCTTTCCGGTGCTGCTGCCGCCGCTGGCTCCGCGCTGGGCGGCCTTGGCACTACGCTGGCTGGTCTGGCGACCGCTGGTGGCCCCATCGGAATCGCGGTAGCTGCTGTCGGCGCGTTGGGCGCTGGCCTGACGGTCGCATATAAAAAATGCGATTGGTTTAGAGATGGCGTGAACAATGCGTTCAACGCCATCAAAAACACTGTCTCCAATGTGTGTCAGGGCGTCGGCAATGCTGTGAAAAACATCTGGAACGGTGCGAAGAGTGCTGTGTCTGGAGCTGTCGAGGTCGGCAAAAACATTGTGAGCGGCATCGGAAACGGCATCAAGAATGTGGCTTCCGGCGTTTGGAACGGCGTGAAAAAGGTCGGCAGCGGCATTGTCAGCGGCTTCAAAAAGTTCTTCGGTATTCACTCTCCGTCCACCTTGATGGCAGACGAAATCGGCGCATACCTGCCCGCTGGCATTGACGAGGGCATGAAAGATGCTATGCCCGCGCTGCTGTCCAGTGCAAAGGACCAGATGGGCGATTTGGTGGACACCGTAAAGGCCGGAACTGCGGAAGCAGACGGAACACTGGCTGACAGCGACACTCCGCTGCTGTCCGAGGTTTCTGGCAAAGTAGACATCGTTGAGGGCATGGACAATGTTTTGACGCAGTTTTCCGACAAGGTGGCCGACAGCTTTACCAACCTGCTGGACCGCCTGACGGAAATCACGCAGAACGCAGGATTCTCCATCCCGGCGCTGGCGACTGGCACGGTCACACCGTACAGCGTGGAGGGCGGAAAGAACAGCTCTTCCGGTGGTGTGCTGGAAAAAATTCAGGCGTCGAACGACGAGACGACCCGCACCATCGTTCAGGCCATTGGCAGCGCGACGAATAGCATCTGCGCAGCTGTTGAGCAGTACAGCGGAGCGGAGGTCAACGTCGATGCAGACGGTCTCGCACAGCACACCGTGGACTATATCAACCGCAAGACCCGGATGTTTGGCACGTCGCCGCTGCTGACACCTGCGGAAGTATAAGGAGGTGCAGACCCTATGAAACCGATGCTCAAAATCGGGGGCCATGATTATACAAAGTGGGTGGCAGAGGGCGGGCTGACCCCAACAGACAGCGACGTTGATTCCTCGAAGTCTGGCCGCAACACTTTGGATGCGCTGATGGTGCGAAACAAAATCGGCGCGAAGATGAAGTGGAGCGTGACCTTAATGGACATCCCGGAAGAGGTTGCTGCCCAGCTGTCGAAAGACCTGAAGCAGACCTTTTTCGAGGCCACGCTGCTGGACCCGGATGCCGGCCGTTACCTGACCAAAACGTACTACTGCGCAAACCGCCCCTTTGGTGCGCAGCGGTACGACAAGGCAACCGGCAAAACCTACTATGTGGGCATGGCATTCAACATGACAGAACAGTAAGGAGGTGAGCTGTCACGAGGCACAGAACGAACAACTGGACAGAGCTTGCAGCTCGCGGACGCTTCAACATGAACGCCCGCGCCGTCATTGCGGGCAAAGAATACTCCCGTATTTCTGCGCCACAAATCAGTCACAGCCTTGCAACGGAACCGCTCAGTATTGGCAACTGCAATGCAGCGTCTTTGAAACTGGATGTGCTGCTGGAGGACGGCGAGGAAATCCCGGAAGCTGCATCGGTCCGCATCATCGCGCAGCTCACGGATTTGGACGTCACAAATCGAACAGAAGTTCTTCCATTCGGTGAGTTCTGGGTCGATACCTGCAAGAACGTCGGAAACCTGTATACGCTCTCCTGCTATGATTCGATGCTGAAGACCTCGCAAGCGATGGTTGACGATTCGGACCGCGAAAGTGACTGGCCCAAATCTATGGCGGTTGTTGTGCAGGAAATTGCGTATCGCATCGGCGTCCCGATTGACCCGCGCACCCGCATCAACCGCGGCATGAACTACATGGTCCCTTTCCCGAAAGGATATACCATGCAGCAGGTGTTGGGCTGGATTGGCGCTTGCAACGGCGGCAACTGGACCATCACCGACGAGGGCGAACTCCGGCTGGTGACACTGACAGCGCCGCCAGCTGAAAACTACCACGTCGTGGACGAGAAGTTCAACGACATCATCACCGGCGACGGCTCCACGCTTGCGTGGAAGCTGACCACCGGCAACAGCGAGATTCAGACCCCGGAAATCGGCAGCGGCGTCGGCTCTCTGGTTCCGAAGGTCTATCCAGTCGTGGACCACGAGTTCAACCGCATTGTCACGGCGGATGGCTTTTTGCTGGTCTATGACAAGACCGGCGCGGTAGAAGCTGAACAGGGCCTTATTCATGTTCCGTTTGTGGGGGGAGATGTCGAGACTGGAAAACGGCTTGTGGTGTCCAAAGTCACCATGACGGACGAGGACGGAAACGCCTACTCGCGGGGCGACGACAGCGGGTTTGAAATCACTGTAGACAACTGCCCCTATTCCTGTCAGGGCATTTGCAATGACCTGTATTCGATGCTGCACGGCATCGAGTATGAGCCGTTCACGGCCCCGGACGCGGTGTTTGACCCAGCCACAGAACTGGGAGATCAAGTCAAAATCGGCGACAAGGTTCACAGCTCTATCTATTCTATGGACGCGCTGCTGGGCATTGGATATTCCAACACCATCAGTGCCCCGACGAACACCGAAGCGACGCGGCAGTATCCGTATCTGACAGAGCGCGATAAAAACCGCGATAAGGTATTTCTGGAGGCAAGCGCTGACTATGGCGGCGTTACGATGTCTACCGAGGATGGTCTGCTGGTCGCAAAGACCGGCAACTCCGCCAGCGGCGTTGCAACGCAGTCGATGACCGGTGCGCGGAGTGCCCCGGTGTCCCGCGCAGAGGTGCAGTATTCCGATGATTATATCGCCATGCGGGCGCGTGACCCTGAAACCGGCCACATGGAAGATGCCATCTTCTATGACGATGAGGTGGAGAAATACCGCATCAAGAAAACCGTCCTCATTGAACAGGCGGATGAAATTGCCATGGAGGTGAACAGATTGGCGGAAGAACTGAAGTCCATGGAGGGCGGCGAAGGTGAAGATGCCGTAAACCTCCCGCAGCTGCTTCAGTCTGTCAAAGATGTTCAGGCGGCTCTCACAAAACAGCGCACTACATTGGAGGGGCTGGAAACATCGGCAGCGGATATCAAAACGACATTGGCTAGTGTGCAGACGGCCCTTTCGGATATCAAGGCCGCTGCGGCTGGTATTCGGTCTGTGGTAGACAAAAATGCTGCTGCGCTGGCCGCAATGGACGAAAAGCTGACAGCTGTGCAGGATGTGCAGACGGCAGACCGGAAAGTTCTGGACAATGTTCAGGCTGACACAACAGCGCTGAAGAAATCTGCCGCTGACCAGTCGGCTGGTTTGGCTGCAATGCAGACCGATGTGACGGCGCTGAAACAGGCCATCGCAGACCAGTCCGCGGAGATGGCCGAAGTTCACGCCACGGTGGATGGACACACCACCTCGCTGGCCGCAATGGACGAAAAGCTGACAGCCGCACAGGGAACGCTGGACAGCATCCTCTCTCTGCTGAAAGGAATGTCTGGCGACAAGGACACCGAAACCAACCCGGACACTGGGACGGATGATAAAACGACCGAAACCGAAAAGGAGGGCAATTCTTAAATGGCTGAAAAACGTATTCAGGACTTCGCTACTGCGACGGAAGCTCTGGACGATGACCTGCTGTTGATCTCTTCGGATGGCGAAACGTACAACATGAAGGTCAAAACCCTGAAAGACGCTGTTCAGGGTGACGCAGACCGCGCCGAAGCTGCTGCAAAAGAAGCGGCGGCGACAGCAAAGCAGGTCTCGGAATCTGTTGGCAATATCGAAGAGCGGGCAACGTCCGCTGAAGTAAAAGCCGCATCCGCCGAGTCCGCTGCAAAGACCGCTGTGCAGGATGCCGCCGACGCGAAGAAAGCGGCCTCTAACACGGAGGGCATGGTCTCCACGGCCCAAACTGCTGCATCTCAGGCCAGCACGGCGGCGGCCAAGGCTGAGGACGAAGCATCTAAAGCCTCCACCTCTGCGAGTGCTGCACAGGAGGCGGCAGGAAAAGCAGCGGACGCTTCCAACAAGGCCGTCGAAGCTGCAAACACCGCAACCACCACGGCTGGTGAGGCCAAGACGACGGCAAACGAGGCCAAGAGCGCAGCTGAACAGGCAACGTCTGACGCTGCCGATGCTGCTGCAAATGTCAAAACCGCAACCGACGCGGCCACGAAGTCCGCTGCATCTGCAAAGACCGCAGAGCTTCAGGCGACCGCAGCAGCAAATACACTGGCCCAGTTTCAGGAAATCATCGAGAACGGCGTTGTTCAGGACGTGCAGTCCGTGGATGATGGCCTGAAGATCACCTACACCAACGGCGGCACCATCACGCTGCCCATCAAGGCTTCCGGCGGGCTGGCGTTCAGCTCTATGTACTACGACACGGAAACCTACTACCTGCATCTGTACGACGAGAACGAGAAAGACGTAATTGACCCGGTGTACATCCCCGGCGGCGGTGGAGGCGGTTCTGGTGGCTCCTCCGGTGTCACCCTGACCAACGAAACCTACGTCAACGGTGAAAAGGCGCTGTCTTTTGCCGTCGCACAGGGACAGGGCGTGGAGGTGTCCTACACCTTTACCGACACTGACCCTGACTTTGGAGGCGCTGCTGCATACTATGTCAACGGCGAGCAGGTGGCCACGGCCAACATCGTGCAGAACAAGAAAATCACTTTTGACCCCAGCGCGTGGCTGGTGGCCGGTGATAACAAGGTGCGCGTCGTCGTCACCGACGAGAACGGCGCGACCGGTTCCAAGACATGGAATATCTCTGTTCTGACTGTTTCTGTGACTGCTACGCTGTCGGAGTCTACCCTGTACACCGTGGGCACGGCGTTCCGCATCACCTACACTCCGGTCGGCTCCGGCATGAGCAAGACCACGCACTTCCTCGTGGATGGCAAGCAGGTGGCGGAAGCATCCACCACATACTCTGGCCGCCAGCTGGTGCAGAGCCTGACCATCAACGGCCACGGCGCTCACGATATCGACATCTACACGACCACGACCGCCAGCGGCAACACCATTACCAGCCCGACCGTTCACTTCTGCATCGCAGTCGTGGACAGCTCCAGCACGGTGCCCATCATTACGGTCAAGGACAAAAAGCCCTCTGGCCGTGTGTATATGACCGCCGCGCTTCAGTATATGGTCTATGACCCCTCTACCGAAAACGCGACCGTGAAGCAGTCTATCGACGGGACGGAGACCACTCTGACCGTGGGCCGCAGCTTGCAGTCGTGGGCGTACAAGCCTCGCTCTGAGGGTGAGCATACCCTGACGCTGACCTGCGGCGAAACGACCGTCACCATGACCTACACGGCCACCGCGCTGGGCTATGACATCCATCCGGCCAACGTGGACGCGAAGTTTGACTTTGACCCGTCGGGCCGCTCCAACTCCGCAGCAGACCGCGACAAGTGGGAATCCAACGGCGTATCTCTGACCGTGGATAAAGATTTCGACTGGACCAACGGCGGCTTTCAGCAGGACAGCGACGGCAACACGGCCTTTGTTGTCCGCGCGGGCCATACGGCAACCATCAACTTTAACTTGTTCGGCTCGTCCAATATTCAGGCATACGGCGCATCTTTCAAGATGATCTACACGGCCAAGAACGCGCGCAAGTTTGACGCTGTGATTGCGCAGTGTCTTTCGGACGGCATCGGTCTGGATGTGAACGCCAAGGAAGTGACCCTCTCCACCGAGCAGACCAGCATCAGCCAGTTCGTTTGCGAGGGCGAGTACACTGAGCTGTGCTACAACATCACCAGCCGGACGAAGAATAGTGAGCTGTTCCTGAATTTGCAGGGCATTCCGTCCCGGTTTGCCACCTATTCGGAGGGCGACCGCCTGACCCAGCGCACCCCGGTGCCGCTGACCATCGGCAGCCCGGATTGTGATGTCTGGCTGTACCGCTGCAAGTATTACGACATCAGCCTTGGCGACGCGGACATGATGGACAACTACATCGCAGACGCGCCCGACCCGGACGAGATGATTGCCCGCTATGAGGGCAACAGCGTGGACGACGGCGCGGGCAACATCATCACCGACTGGAATGCAGCATCCATTGACGAGGCGTATATCAACAATCTGGCGAAGAAAAATCCCGGTCTCCGCGTCATCAAACTGCGGGTTCCGCGCTTCACCACCGACAAAAACGATAAGGTCTCCGGCTCCAGCGTGGAACACCTCCTGTATGGCGCTCGCGCAAAGGACTGCTGGAAGAACGAAAGCGTCGTTCACCGCGGGCAGGGCACCAGCTCCAATGCCTACGGCAAGGCGGGCCGCAACATGGACTTTGACTGCAAGGGTAAGTTCGTCTATACGGATGAACACGGCCTGACGGTTGAAGCCGACAGCTATGACATGACGGACGATTCCATGGGCGAAACCTACTTCAACGTCAAGCTGAACATTGCCTCTTCGGAGAATATGAACAACGCCATGCTGGCGGAGCTGTTCAACAAGTACCAGCCGTATATCCGGGCGGCTCGTGCAGCAAATCCCAAGGTGCGCGACACCATGGAGTTCCACCCCTGCGTTATCTTCGTGTATAACGAGAGCGCGGAAGAGGGTTTCACGCAGGGTCAGTGGATTTTCTACGGCGTTGGCGATTTCGGCAACTCGAAGAAAGACAAAAAGGCGCAGGGCCTTGACAGCACCCAGCGCCCCAATGAGTGCATCGTGGAGCTGTGCAATAACACCCACGTCTACAACCGTTTCAAGGGCTATGAAGGCGCAGAAGACGCCTCCAGCTGGGAGAGCGACGACAACCCCAATGCGCCGCTGTCTTTCCGCTACATCGCGGATGGCTGTGATGAGGCCGTGGCCCGGAAGGCGTGGAGCGATGTTATCAAGTGGGTGTATTCCACCGACCGCAGCGCGGCGACCGGCGAAGTTCTGAGCAGCCCGGTGGTGTACGGTGGCGTGACCTATTCCAATGATACGGCGGAGTATCGCGCAGCCAAATTCGTGGACGAGTTCGACCTGCACTTTGAGAGCAAGTCCACCCTGTACCACTACCTGTTCACCTCGTTCTTCACTATGCCGGACAACCGCGCAAAAAACACGTTCCCGCATTGCCATGACGTGACGGCAGAGCATCCCATCTGGGACTACTGCTTCGGTTACGATATGGACACGGCCATGGGCAACAACAACGAGGGCGACCTCGCGCTGGACTATGGCATGGAGGACACCGACCAGCTGAACGGCGGCAACGTCTTCAACGCACAGGATTCTGTTCTGTGGGCCAACGTCCGCGACCTGCTGACCGACCGCCTGAACACGATGGTTTCCACCCTGACGGAGCTGTTCGACGCCGACCGCCTGAACGCCGCCTTTGACGCCTACCAGAAGCTCCGCCCGGCACGTCTGCTGGTTGCAGATGCGCGGCGCAAGTATATCCGCCCTTATGAGGATCTGAAAGAGGGCGGTACGGCCATCACCATGTTTATCCCCATGATGAACGGCACGAAAGAGCTTCAGCGCCACTATTTCCTGAAGTACAACAGTATCTACTTCGCTTCCAAATGGAATACGGCGGCGGCCCGGAACGACAAGATCACCCTGCGCGGCTTCGCAAGCCCGACCGGTGAGATTGCCGCTATCACCATCACGCCGTATTCTGACCTGTATGTGTCCATCCTGTTCGGCTCCATCCTGAAGCAGCAGCGTTGCAAGCGCGGCGAGCCGGTCACGTTGAGCATGAGCGCTGATACGGCACTGAACGATACCGAGATTTACATCTATTCCGCGTCCATGCTGGAAGCGGTCGAGGGCATCGCCAGCGTATACACGAATCAGGCTGACTTCTCTGCCGCAACCAAGCTGCGGTCCATCGTCATTGGCAGCGACGCGGACGGCTATTCCAACGTCAACCTGACGTCCTCTATCAAGCTGGACTTCTCGGCGCTGGCCGTGCTGGAAGAGCTGCGAATCGACCATTGCCCGAATTTGACCGCACCGGTGGACGTGTCCGGCTGTGTGGCCCTGAAAGTCGCCAGCTTCAAGGGAACGCCGGTCAGCGCGGTCAACTTTGCTGCTGGCTCTGCACTGGAAACCTGCTATCTGGAGCGCCCGGTCAGCCTGACGCTGCGCAATATGCAGAACATCAAGACCTTTGAGGTGGCGGACGGTTACGCAAACCTGACCGGTCTGCGCCACGAGAACACGCCGTTCCCGGCTGCGCTTGATATTGTCAACGCAGCGGCCAAGCTCTACACGGTGCGCCTTGTGGGCATCGACTGGCAGCTTACCGGCACAGACCTGATGAATCGTTTGCTGGGCATGGGCGGCTACGACGAAAACGGTCTGGAAGTTCAGCAGTCCTCGCTGTCCGGCAAAGTCTATACCTCCGTCATTCGTCAGGCCGAGGTAGAGAAGTACACCGCAGCGTGGCCCGATTTGGCCCTGACCTATGGCGGGACCGTGCAGCAGTACAAGGTGACGTTCTGCGATTATGACGGGACAAAGCTGACCTTCAAGGATGGCTCCCCGGCAGAAATCCTCGTTGACCGTGGCGCGACCTGCCCTGACCCGGTGGCAACCGGGCTGATGGATACTCCGACCAGAGAAGCAACTCAGGCGGAAGTGTTCACCTATTCTGGATGGGATACTGTTCTGACGCAGGTGTTGTCCGAGCTGACCGTCAAGGCCACCTATACCAGCGTTCCGCAGCGCTATACGGTGCGCTGGTACTCGCAGACCGGCGTAGTTGTGGGCACAAAGACCGTAGACTATGACGCCGAGGCAGTACCGCCCGACGACCCGGAGCGCACGGACGAAGAGGGAAACTTCATCTATTATCTGTTCGACGGCTGGGATAAGTCCACGGCGCACGTCCGGGAGAATATGGACGTCTATGCACGGTGGATTAAAGGCACCCTGCCCAACTTCGGCGACGACCTGTCCAACCTGAATCTGGCGCAGCTGTACGGCATCCGGCAGTCTGGTCGTTCTTCCCTCTATTTCACGGAGGACAACATCAAGACCCGCGTTCCGTTCACCATGGGCTATGAGCCGGAGTTCGACAACGTGGAGTCTGTGCTGCTGGCCGAAAATATGGAGCTGGACGGCAAGACCTCCAAAGATACCGGCGTGAAGATCATGGACAAGGACACCGGCTGGACGCTGGTTGTGGACTGCGTATTTGACCAGCCGACTGCTGAAGCCTGTGTGGCGGCTTGCTTTACCAAGACCGGCTATCATGGCTTCAAGGTGAAATACAGCAGCGGTACGGCCGTCCAGTGGTCTACCAACACCGTGAACAATGGTCGCGGCACTGGTTTGTCTACCATCTCCGGCATTGGTACGCAGTATGTATCCGACCAGTACCGTGAGCTGGTGGTTCTGCGTCACGTCAAGGGCAGCCGGAACCTGTTCGTTTATTTCGCAAACCCGAACGGCGACGACATCATTTCTCGCGAGCTGACCAAGACCATCGACACGGCCTCCGACGCGACGCTCATGCTGGGCTGCGACAATGACGGCAAGAACTTTGCGACCGGCTTTCTGTACCGGTGCAAACTCTGGAAAGACGACCTCGGCGAAACTGAGTGCCTGAAGATGGCAGCATGGCCGCGCGAGGAAAGCTATTTGGAGGTCATCGGCACCGGCGGCGCGACTAAGACTGGTGGCGGCACGACCGCCATCGACCTGATTCACGCTGGTCTGCTGAACGGCTACCGTCGTATGAACCCGACCAACAGTAACGCCGGAGGCTGGCCCGCATCCGAGATGCGCAGCTGGCTCCAGAAGCGCTATCTGGCCGGTCTGCCCGCGGCTCTGCGCAGGATGCTGGTTTCCGTGCATATCTCGTCCGTTGACTACGGCGCGGGTACTGCTGGCATTCTGGAATCCGAGGATAAGGTCTATCTGCCCTCCATGCGCGAGATGAACGGGACCAACACGGAGCCGTTTGTGTACTGTGGCGAGCAGATTCCGTGGTTCACATCTGACCGTGTCCGCATCAAGTTTGCGGGCTATACGCTGGCGCAGAACGTGAATTTCACTGTATCCAGCACCGCGCCCAAAGACCCTAAAAAGGGCGATGTGTGGATTTGCTCTGCTGATAGCAATGTGGGCTATCTTTGGAATGGGCACGCATGGGTCAGGGCGCCGTGGTATTGGCTGCGCGATGCTTCGGTGTCCAACTCTACCAACTTCTACTATGTGTACAACTACGGTAATGTGGGCAACAACGGCAACGCAACGAACAGCTACGGCGTTCTGCCCCGGCTTCATCTATAAAATCTGGAAAAATCTGGGCGGCGTAGTCCGCCCAGACTAGATGCCGTTTATGAGAATAATCCTTAGGCGGCGAAGCCGCCTCGCGGCAAATTCTCTAAAATTGGTTCCATTTTACCGGATTTTATGATATTTTATCGTGGAGGAGGTGATAATGTGTCGGTTCTCGCACGAAATCGCAGACTGTCAACGATGGAGTTTGAAATGAACTGCGCAAGGCTGGTGCGGCTGACCGCGCAGCGGGCAGACCATATTCCGGCCCGGTACAAGAAATTTGTCCGGCCTCGGTTGATGGAGCTGACCACCAGCGCATACCACTCGGCCATAATGGCGAATGAGGCCGACAGTAGGACGGAGACCGGTCGAGCAGACCGGCGGAAGCTCTTTGAGCGCTCCATCCGATGTCTGGTTGCGCTTCAGAAACCGCTCGTCGTATACTGGAGCCTGTTCGATTCCAAAGATGGCGGCATCCGGGAGTGGGCAGACCTTGTGAACAAGGAGCTGGCCCTGCTCCACGGCGCTGCACACTTTGAGGACGATCGAGAGGTTCCCATGATAAAGACGTTTGACCTGAAATATTCGGAAGACCGGATGTTTCTGAACAAAATGCGAGAGCTGCACAAATACACCTACTCCAAAATCTGCACCGTACCTTTGGAATATAAGGACCACCTGTCCGACCAGATTTTGCAGTTCGTGGACGATGCGCTGTACTGCACCTTGCAGGGCAACGACAATTTCCCCACGACGCGAAAGCAGTATGAGGCGCGGGATAAGTACCTCAAACGCGCAATCGACAACCTGAACGGATTGCAGCGGCCATTGTATGCGCTGTGGAACGTCATGTGTTACAGTGAAAATACGATGGACGAGTGGGCGGGGCAGATCAACGACTGCATCAAGCTCCTTTCCGGTCTGCGCAGCTCTGACAAGAAGCGCTTCGGGAAGTTGAAATGATGGCTTCAATGGTGGCACGTTGTTTTAGGCTATGCCGGTGGTATTGGCTGCGCGATGCTTCGGTGTCCAACTCTACCAACTTCTACAATGTGAACAACAACGGTAATGTGGGCAACAACAACAACGCAACGAACAACAACGGCGTTCTGCCCCGGATTCTTAGTTTGAAAGTAACCATGTATAAGGGCGAAAATATCCAGAGAATTAAGAAGGAACGTGCAACCATCCGTCTGCATAGGCGGTAAATTGATGGCTGGTCTGATTTAAGGCTGGCGCACCGTATCGGTGTCCCTGAGCGGGGCGGCGGGACGATTCTTTCATGGCAGGTCATGTGCTGGGCCTGTTTCATCACCGCTTCGTAAACCTGTTTAGAATGCACACCATAAGTAGCAGGAAGGGCGTAGATTCTTTGACCAATCGAGAACAAATCATGGCTAGGATAGAGCGAAGTAAAGCTCGGAAAGCCGCAAAACGAGAAGCGCGGGCGCGTGGAACGTGGCGAGAGAATGGCAGCATAAATCTGGAATTGCTGACCAAGGCCGCCAACGATGCTGCCCGCCGCTGCTACTGGCATGGGAAACCTGTCTGGGAGCAGATAGAAACCGCGCTGGAGCCGCACACTCCCTATGCGGAGCTGCGCATCAAAGCTCTGGACCGGGTAAAGAGCCGGGAACAGCGGTTGCAGGACGTGACGCCGCTCGGAAATTTCCGCAGCGTGTTCACTATTCAAAACCTCATGAAGTCTTTGCAGAAGCGCCGGAAAGGCGTCGAATGGAAAGGCAACGTGCAGCGCTTTATCTTCCACGCAGTCTTGAAGCTGAAACGGCTGAAAGATTCGCTGTTGGAGGGCCGTCTGAACGTAGATGATACCATTCGCCGAATCATGCTGCATGAGCGCGGCAAGCTGCGCGAGATCCATGCAGTGATGATTGACTGCCGCGTTGTGCAGGGCTGCTATTGTGACAGCTGCCTTGTGCCGCTGACAGAGCGCACCCTGATTCGAGATAATCCGGCCAGCGTCAAGGGAAAGGGCGTCACGGATGCCCGGAACCGGCTGGCAATGTTTTTGAAAGAGCTGGCCGCGAAATACGGTAACGGCTTTTTCATTATGACCGGCGACTTCACGAAGTTCTTTGACCACCTCCGGCATCAAGACTGTTTGCAGAGCTTCCGCGAAATCCGGCTGGACCGGATGCTTCAGGGCCTCGGCATGAAGATTGCCCGGATGTATCAGGAAAACGAGCTGCGCGAAATTGCAGATGAAGCAGAGCGGACAGCAAAAGCGGAGCAGTTGCGCCGGCATAAGGGCATCGGTCTGACGCTTGGCAGCCAAGAATCGCAGACCATGGCGCTGGTCATTCCGAATGGCATTGACCACGCCATCAAGGACAAGCTGGGCGTCCGGGCCTACGAGCGGTATATGGACGACACCATGGCCGCCGGTCCCTCGAAAGAAGAACTGAAGAGCGTCGGACAGACCATCAAGAGCGAGGCTGCCAAGGTCGGGCTTGCGATGAATGCCAAAAAGACGGCCGTCACAAAAGCCTCCAAGGGCATGAAGTTCCTGCAAATCTATTATAAGGTGACGGACACCGGGCATCTGGTGAAGAACCTCGTGCGGGCTGGCATCGTCCGAATGCGGCGCAAGTTGAAGAAGTTCGCAAAGATGGTTCAGCGCGGCGTCATGCGGCTGGATGATGCTTTCGCGTCGTTCTCTGCGTGGTTTGGCAACTCCTATCACGCCGACGCATACCGCACCAGAAAGGGAATGCTGTCCCTGTACTGGCGGCTGTTCCACGGATACCGAATGGAAGGAGTGTACGCATGATTTTTTATAAAATCCTTGCAGATGGCAAGGTGCTGGACGTCAATGACGTGTTTCTGCGCTGGCAGCCCAAACATGGCGTGATGCTTGTCTGCGACCCTGCAAAGGCAGAGTTCATCTGTCCGCGGGATTGCAGCGGGTACTATCATCCGTCGTGGCTCAACAAGCCGCCGGAGGGCGCTGTGTACGACGGCGAGATTGACGCCGAAGAAATCACCGAGGCTGAATATAGAGCGCTGCTGGAGCAGCTGGAGGCGGGCGGAACGGTGGTCAACCCGGAGCCTGACCCCGGCGGCACTGGCGGCGAGGATACCGGCACCGGCGGCGATAACACAAGTGACAACGGCGGGCAGCAAAAGCCCGCCGTTGCAGATATAAAGCAGTTGGTTGACACCTGCGCTGGCTTGCAGAAGCAGGTACAGATGCTGACGGACTGCTTGTTAGAGATGAGCGAGGAAGTCTATGGCTAAGTTGGCCGTGGACATTCTTGCTCATTTTCTTTGCAAAGTTTTATTCGGAAAGGAGGGTACGTTCATGATGGCAATGCTGTGGGCACAGCAGATCATGCTCGGCAAAAAGACTTTTGCTGAGGTTCCTGCCAAGCTGAAGAGCAAGGTTCGGGAGCTGCTCATTGATTCCGGCTGCGAAGACCTTATCACCGAGGACTAAGCAGGGAGACAACAGGAAAGGCGACTGCGTAGAGGTACGCGGCCGCCTTTTTATTATGGAGGACTGACATTGAACATCAACGACATCAAGGAACTTTTTACAGCCGGGGGCGGGGCGCTCGTGGTCCTCCTGACCCTCGTGCAGATTTCGCCCATCAAGCTGAATCCGTGGAGCAAGCTGGCCCAGCTCATTGGCCACGCTCTGAACGCTGAGGTGTTGGAACAGCAGAAGCAGACACAGCAGAAGCTCGACGAACACATCAAAGTTGACGACGAGCGGAACGCCAACCTGCTCCGTACCAAAATTTTGAGGTTCAACGATGAACTGATCGACGACCGAAAGCACACCAAAGAACATTTCATTGAAGTCCTTGCCATCATCGACGATTACGAGGACTACTGCCGCGACCACCCGGATTACAAGAACAACCGCTGTACCCACGCGGTGGCGAACATCAGCAGGGTGTATGACGAAAGATTGCAGAAGCACGATTTTTTATAAGGAGGTATGAGGCGTGAGCGTTATCACCTATAAGCGCGGCGACGGAACAGCGCTGACCAAAGATTTTGTCCGGTCTGAGTTCGACTGCCCCTGTGGGTGCAGCACCCAGATGGTAGACCCTGAGCTGACAGAAAAGCTCCAGCGCATCCGCAATGTGCTGGGCAAGCCTATCAAAATCACCAGCGGCTACCGCTGTCTGAAGCATAATCAGGACGTGAAAGGCGGCACGAACAGCCGCCACCGGTACGGCATGGCCGCTGACTGGCGGCTCAAAGACCGCAGCGTGAACCCGGTCGCGCTGGGCATCATCGCTCAGGCGGTCGGCTTCGGCGGCGTCGGCATCTACTGGTACGGCGGGAATGCGTTCTGTCATGCAGACACCCGCGGGGCTAAGGCAACGTGGCTGTGCGACGCGGCGCTGCACTATCCGTCCACCACCCACCTGAAGTTCATCTTGCCGACCGTCAAGCGCGGCTGCACAGGTGATGCAAACCGGGCAGCGACGAAGATGCTCCAGCGTCTGCTTGGTCTGACCCCGGACGGCATCTTCGGTGAAAAGACCGAAACCGCCCTGCGGAAAGCGCAGGAGAAGCACAAGCTGGCCGTGGATGGCATCTGCGGTCCTGCATCGTGGCGGGCACTGTCCAGCGCGGACAAGTACCTTGCCAAGCTGTGAGGTAACATCTATGCAGGAACTTCACATCAACGTCAAGGCTGATGGGCGCCATAAGCGCAAGAAACAGCGGTCACAGCGCGGTTTCATGGATAAAGCAGTAATCTATTGCCTGTTCATGTGTACTGTGCTTGACGCGGCTGTTTTGGCGCTGTACTGGCACAGCGTCACGGCACCGGACAGTCTGGCTATTGCGGCCATGGCTGCACCGTGGATGGTCGAATTTGGCGCGATGGCGTCCATCAAGAACAAAAAGCCGAAGAACACCACCGACAACGACACTGAAAACGAAGGAGAATAATTATGGATGAACTCATGAAAACCGTTTTGACCGCCTGCATCCCTGCTCTGACCGTGGTATTCGGCTGGGGCCTGAACAAAGCTGTCAGCATTGCAAACAGCTATATCAGCAACAAGTTTGCCCAGAACTGCCTTCAGAATGCGGCGAACGCCGTCTTCAACGCGGTTCAGTATGTGAATCAGACCTACGTTGACGCGCTCAAGGAGGCGGACAAGTTCGACGAGGACGCGCAGCGCATCGCCTACAACCGCGCACTGGCCGCGGCGAAGAAAGCTCTGACGCAGGAAACCGTCACGTTCATCAAGGAAACTTTCGGCGACCTCGACAGCTATCTGAAGCCGATGATTGAGTCTCAGGTTCGCAGCCAGAAGGTCTATATGTGATGTTTTCGTAGCGTCACGCAAACGTCGGAGACCATTTTCGTGACGCGCCGAAAATGGTTCTGACCCGCTTACAAAGTATAAGCGACAGCAAAAAATCAGCGTAAAGCGCGTATAAGAGCAAGGCTCCCTTTGACCCGAAACGGTCAGAGGGAGCCTTTTTTCTTTGCGCTGAGATAAAGCCCTTTTCGGCTGCAAAAATCGAAAGTGGGGCCAAAAGTGGGGCCAGAGCATAAAGAAAGACGCTGATTCTTGACGAACCAGCGTCTAAAAGGTATGGAGCGGGCAATGGGAATCGAACCCACCTCCTCAGCTTGGAAGGCTGATATACTAGCCGATGTACTATACCCGCAATTGCAGAAAGAATTATACCATAACTTTCCGCAAATGTCCAGCATGAATTTAGCAGCTGCATAGCTGGGCAGACACAACAAAAAAGCACCGCACATTCCTGTGCAGTGCTTTTCTTTCTGGTGGAGATTACCGGGATCGAACCGGTGACCTCTTGCATGCCATGCAAGCGCTCTCCCAGCTGAGCTAAACCCCCAGATGCTTGGCTTTGTGCCTGACGACATGGGTTATTATACCAGCCGGAGGGGCGCTTGTCAACGGTTTTTTACAAAAAACTCTTCTCTTTTTTCAGCGGCGCAGTGCACCCGGGAGCTTTTGACGCAGCTGCGTTTTTCCCGGAGTTGCTGCGCTGCAAAAGGCTGCTGCATTACCTGTCCCATTTGTCGCACAGGGCGTTGATCTGGTCGGCAAATTTTGCCAGATCTTTATTTGCGCCACCCTCGTTGTGCTCGATGACCCGCAGCAGACGCTTACCGGCGCTGACCAGCCGCTGGAACACGGTAGCGGCGCGGTTTGCGCCCTCACCGGTTCTCTGCTCCACGCGGACCTTCGTGCCCTCCTGCAGGCAGACTGCGCCCTCGGCACCGATGGCCCACTGCGCGCCGTTGTAAGGTGCACAGGCGGTAAAGCCCTGTTCGGTCAGGGTGTCCACAAAGCGGTTCTCCACCTCGTCCTCGCCGTGGATCACGA